CTGTCACCGTTAGATCTAAAGAACAAGGTGAAGAATGTTATTATGAAAAAGTAGGAGACTATTATATAGTTTACCGAAAGAGAGATAAAAAGGTTATGAAATCTATAAACTATTTCAGGCCTAATTTAAAACAATTTATTAAAAATGTATAAATACGGAGCAAAATTATTAAGAGTAGTTGATGGTGATACAGCAGATGTCATGATCGACTTAGGATTTGATACTTGGGTAAAAGCAAGATTAAGATTCAAAGGTGTAGATACCTGGGAGAAAAGAACTAGAGATAAAGCAGAAAAAGCTAAAGGATTATTAGCATCAGCATTTACTAAAGAACATTTAGAGAGAAACGATGGAAGTTTTACTATTCAGTCTTTCGGTAAAGGTAAGTATGGTAGAGTTTTAGCAGAAATTTTTATAGAAGGAGAAGAAAAATCTCTTAATCAGTTATTAATAGAAAATGGTCACGCTTATGTTTATGAGGGTGGTACTAAACAAGTTTTTAAAGGTTAATTATGGCAGAAGTAAAAAATTATCAAGAAGTAGTAGATATAGCATCTAAACACTTAGGTAAAGTAGGAGGAGATGGGTATAAGGATACTTATGCTCCTGAATTATTAGTAAAAGTACCTCGATATTTAAATAGAGAAGGTTACGGATTAACTGATAAAGACTTTGTAGGAGTAGATACTTGGAACTGTTATGAAGTATCAGCTATTACTAATAAAGGATTACCTGTAGCTGGTATGTTAAAAATTGTATGTCCTTCTGATTCTCAATATCACGTAGAATCTAAATCTATTAAATTATATTTAAATTCGTTTAATATGACTAGATTAGGAGATAATACAGTTGAATGTATTCTAGAGATCGAAGAAAGAGTAAAAGCTGATTTAGATAAGTTACTTGAAACTAATACTACTGTAAGTTTTTATACGGATGAAGAAGACGGTAAAGCATTATCGTTTGAAGGTTATACAGATTTAGGAGATATAGTAGATTTAGATCAAATAGACTTTACAGCTTTTCAATCTGATGCTTCTCAGCTACTTATAGAAGATACTTCAGATACTCCAAAAGAAATAAAATTAAGATCTAACTTATTAAGATCTAACTGTAGAGTAACTAATCAACCAGATTGGGGTGATGTATTTATTAGAATGAATGGTAAAAATTTACCAGCAGCAGATTCAGTAGCAAAGTATATAGTATCTCATAGAACTGTAAGTCATTTTCATGAAGAGATATGTGAAATGGTTTTTAAGCACTTAATGGATGCATATAAGCCTGATGACCTAATGGTATCATGTTTATATACTAGGAGAGGAGGTTTAGATATTAATCCTATTAGAGCTACTCATTCAAGATTTATTCCTGATTTCTTCACTGATACTGATTATAGAATACAAAAAACTTTAAGACAATAATGGCAAAAGAAACAATTGAATCCCCAGTACTTATCGCTGAAAGAGTTCCTCCTGGTGATAAATGGGAGTTAGTTATAGATAAAGAAAATGTAATTGATGGCTTAGTACAAGCATTAACTCAATATATGCGTAAAACAAAATTTAAAGGTAACTATAGATTAGAACCTTTGAATGGTAAATTGTATGCTCTTGAAGAAGTAGAGTTAGATATAACTGAACCGGAACCAGAAAGGTTTGATCTATACGGTGAATACTAATTTACATATAGAAGCTATTGGTACTAAAGAAGTAGCTATAGCACGTCAATTAAGGATGGGATCTTATTCATTAGATCTTTTGTTAAAAAATAATAGTAGTTTAGAATTTTTAACTGATGCAAAACGTTACATAGTTTTATTAAGAGATCCTATAAAAAGATTTAAAAGCGGCTATTATCACGAAGTTTACGTACATAGATTAAAAAATACAAATTTAAGAAGATTTTTTAATAACCCCCCTACTTGGAGTTTAACTAAAAGCAAAGATCCATTTTATAAAGAATTCATAAATGTTATGATTGAACTTCATCAATCAATAAGTACATTAATAGAATCACAGTTAATTTTTGATAAATATTTTAATATTAACTCTTGGGTTATTAGCGAGGATCAGAAGATATCTTATTCGTTAGAAGCTTTATCTGAATACAATAATGTATATTTTACAGATTTAAAAAATTTATCTAATCCTAAATTTTTAAATTACTTGAATTGGAGTAAAGTAAATGAAATTCCATTTCCTGAACTAAATAAAACTAAAGATTATTTTTGGGACTTTATAGATTTATTCTGGAAAGAGTATAAACAGGGAAAAATTACTGATAAAAAGCTAATAAATCCTTTAGATTTTTATAAAGATTTTATAGATAAAGAACAAACTATAGTATCTAATATAGTAAAAAAACATAAAAATTGGTTGGAATTCTGAGTAATTCTTCTTATATTAAGTTAATAAAACGGTTATATGGATAAAGTTCATCATTGGTTAGAAGAAGGGTTTACTCAAGCTGGTACCTTCTTTGTTTCCGGTAAATATACTCAAGGTGTTGATGTAGAGTTTATAGTAGATAGAAAAGATTGGTATGTTCCTGGAGTATATATCTTTGCTGATAAAAAAGGTAACGTTCTTAAAATAGGAGAGAGTGGTAAACTTGCTGATAGATTCTTTAATCAATATAAATGTATTAGTAATACTACTAATAACCGTATTAGAGAAAGCTTAAAAGCTGATTACGAAAAGGTTCATTTTTTCTTCTACCCAGTTCCTCAAGCAACTGAAAATATAATGAATAGAGAGATTACTGGAGCTTTTCATAAACAGCTAGAAGAGCAATTGTTAAAAGAATATTGGAAAAATACTGGTAAACTTCCTGTTTGGAACGAAATGAGAAAATAATATATGCAATTAGAAAAAAAATACTATACGGTTCAAGATTCCGATACGCTTAAGTTAATGTTTGAGCATATAAAAGACTGTGATATAATCGCTGTAGATACTGAAACTTCTGGTCTTAATCCTAGAAAGGATAAAGTAGTAGGTTGGTCTATATCTGGTGAAGAAGGAGTTGGTTTTTATATACCTACTTTGGTATGGAATTTTGATAAGGATGAATTAGAATTGCAGACTATAGATGGGACTTCTACTGAAACTATTTCTAAAAACTTACTTAATAAACTAAAAGGAAAAAAATTAGTATTTCATAATGCATCGTTTGACTGTCAGTTTATAAAAAACTACTACGGTGTTAATCTTATAGAAGATATATGGGTTGATACTGGATTGCTTGTTCATACTGTTTATGAAGAAGGAGCTTTTGGTTATGGTAGTCCTTTTGGTTTAAAGCCTATTGCTATAATGAATCAAGAGGCTTTAGGATTAGACGTTCAAGAAGCTGCTAATAAAGAGCAAGTAGAACTAAAGGAATCTATTAAAAAGAATGGAGGCTCAGTTACTAAAGAGCTCTATGAAATATATAAAGCTGACTTGGATATACTTTCTAAATATGCTTCTGCCGATACAGATTTAACGTTACGTATTTGTAATCTTTATTTAAAGAAACTTAAAGAAGAAAAGATGGAAAAGTTTTTCTTCGAAGATGAGGTTATGCCTATATACAGAGAAGTAACTATTCCTATGGAATCTGCTGGAGTAGATCTTAATGTAGAGTTAATAGAAAAGACTCATACTGAAATATCTCAAGATCTTCTTAAGAATAAAGAAATAGTTATGAAATCTTTATTAGCTTTACCTGAAGTTAAAAAATGGGTTGTAGATACTTCAATGTATAACTACCCTGTATCCCATAAAGGTAATTGGGCTCAGAATTTAGTAACTAGATATTCTCTACCTTTACCTAAATCTGAAAAAACTGGTAAGTATTCTCTTACTCAAAAGAATATAGAAGAACTAGAAGATTCTAATGTTAAGGAGTTTTTGTTAACTGGTAATAAGGACTTAATAGATGATATTGAGAAAGCTAGGATATCTATGGCTCTATGGAAAGAATCTAACGATAATGAATATATTAATATACAGTCTAAGAAGCATTTAGGAGAAATAGTTTTTGACTATATGGGAGTTAAACCTAAAGTATCAGGTGCTAATACTAAATCTGGTAGAGCTAAGTTTGATATGAATATGGTTGAAGATTTATCTAAAGAGTATACTTGGGCTGAAAATCTAAGAATATATAATAAACTACTTAAGATTAAATCTACTTATGTTGATAGATTTAGAGATAGAAATGAAGACGGTAAGTATTATTTTTATTTCAAGCAAAATGGTACTGTATCTGGTCGTTATGGATCTGATGCTCAACAGTTACCTAAACCTTTAGAGGAAGGAGAAGATGCTCCTATTATTATGAAATACGTTAATATAGTAAGAGCTTTCTTAGTAGCTGGTAAAGGTAGAAAAGTAATCGATGCTGATTATGAATCTCTTGAACCTCATTGCTTTGCTTCAGTATCTGGAGATAAAAAACTTCAAGAGATATTTGATAACGGATGGGACTTTTATTCTTATGTAGCTATACAAACTGAGAAGTTAGACGGAGTATCTGCTGATAAAAAAGCTGATAACTATCTTAAAAAGTTAGATCCAGTTAAAAGAAATAAAGCTAAAGCTTATTCGTTAGGAGTAGCATATGGAATGGAAGCTTATGCTCTAAAAATGACTTTAGGAGTAGATCAGAAAACTGCTGAAGGACTAATAAAAGGTTATCTAGATGGATTCCCTGGTCTTGCTAAATGGAGAGAAAACTCTCGTCAGCAAGTAAAAGATAATGGATTTATAAAAAACTATGTAGGTAGAATACGTCACTTACCTAGAGTTCAAAAGATATATTCTAAGTTTGGTGAGAAGATGATGGATTGGAGGTTTAGAAAAGACTTAGAAGCTCAAGGATATAAAAGAGATGATGTAATAAAAGTATATAGAGACTATCGTAATGGTTTAAATAACTGTCTTAACTTTCAGTTACAGTCATTAGCTGCTGCGGTAGTAAATAGAGCTGCAGTTGAAATTAATAGAGCTGCTAAAGAAAATAATATTGATGCCTATGTTCAGGCTCAAGTACATGACCAATTGATTATTAATGTGAGTGAGGATCAGGCAGAAGAGTTTGCTCCTATAGTTCAAAAGATTATGGAGACTACTACTCAACTGCCTGGGATTACTCTTAAGGCTCCGCCTGAGATAGCTAATAATTGGAGAGACGGTCATTAAAATATTGCCCAGTAGAGCAGTAGGTAGCTCACTCTGGCTTAACCCGGCGCGAAGCAGATCTTTAACGTGAAGTGAAGCTTGTAATACAATCGATCGTGAAAAGCAAAGGGGTTAGAGAGGTCGCAGGTTCGAGTCCTGCCTGGGTCAACTAAATATAAATTATGGATTTTAGAATAGAACTTTTAGGAGACGGAGCCTTACTAGGCTTTACATACTTTGCTAAGAACGACAGGATAGAAGCATATGAAGAAGAAGATTGGAATGAATTAAACATCTACCTCGTTATAGCTAAAATAACATGGAGGTGGTGGTAAATAGAAAATTATGATAAGAACAGCAGAATGTATAACACCAAAGCATCCAGATAAGATATGTGATAGAATATCTGATGCTATTTTAGATGCTTGTTTGGAGCAAGATCCAAACTCAAGAGTTGCAATAGAAACAATGGGAGGTCATGGAATTATATCTGTGACAGGAGAGCTAACAACATCAGCTTATGTAGAAATACCTGATATAGTTAGATCAGTATATGACGATGAAATAGGCATACAGGTAAATATAGTTAAACAGTCTCCTGAAATATCTCAAGGAGTAGATACTGGAGGAGCAGGAGATCAAGGAATAATGATAGGTTACGCATGTAATGAAAATGAAGAAATGGTTCCGGAAGAATATTATTTAGCTCGTAAACTATGTAAAGAAATATATAAGAAATATCCTTTTGATGGTAAAACTCAAATAACTATTAATGAACATAACCAAATAAGGGTAGTAGCTTCTTTTCAAAATGCTCCTGCAGCAGAGTTAGGTAAGATTATTACTAACTTTTTTATGCCTACTAATTATTCAGTTATAGATGTACATTGTAATCCTGCTGGAGATTGGAATATAGGAGGATTTACAGCTGATACTGGTTTAACTGGAAGAAAATTAGCAGTAGATAACTATGGACCTAGAATTCCTTTGGGAGGAGGTGCCTTTTCAGGTAAAGATTGTTCTAAAGTAGACAGAAGTGCTGCATATGCTGCTAGAAAAGTAGCGGTAGATTATTTAAAAAAATATAATGCTAAAGAAGTTTACGTAACTCTAGCTTATGCTATTGGATATGATCAACCTCTTCAAGCAACAGCTACAGTAGATGGCAAACAAATTATTATAGAAGATTATGATTTATCTCCTAATGGAATATGTTCTATGTTAGACTTAAAGAAGCCTATATTTAGTAAAACTGCTGAATGGGGACATATGGGAAATAACTTTAATTGGAAATAATTTAATAAAAAGTTGGATATAAAAGAAAATTTATATATATTTATTAATATACAGAAGATTCGACTCGAGAGCGATTTTTTATATATGTTAACCGAGAGCTTCGGCCTCACAAAATTAAAATGATATGAGTACATTAGAAATCTTTGAAAGGCATTTTAGTCCTTTCGACATCCTTTTTAGGAATCAATTCAAATCTGACAGCACATTTCAACCTGTTGGAAATTTTAAACAACCACATCCACTTAATATTTTTTACGATGACGCAGGACTTAACTTTGAAGTTGCCTGTACTGGTCTTACTAAAAAAGATATAGTATTAGATATTGAAGGGGATATTTTAAAAATTAGTTATACTAAACCTTTTGAAGAAAGAGGTGATGATGGAGAAATCCATCCAGGAATGATCCATAACGGGTTATCTAAAAAATCATTTGACTTAAGATATAAAATAGCACCTAAATTTGATTTAGGTAATATAGATGCTAAGTTAGTAAATGGTTTATTAGAGATCTTTATACCATTAGCTGAAGAAGCTAAACCAAAATCAATTAAAATTAAGTAAATTTTATTGCTCTCGAGTTGGATCTTAAGTATATTTTAGTTATATTATAATAAAAGAAAGTTATATGTCAAAAACATTGCAACCCTCTAACGATAGAATACTCCTTAAACCTATAGATGAAGGAGAAAAAACTTACGGTAATATTGTTATACCCGATATGGGTAAAGAAAAACCTGAATTAGGTGAAGTATTAGCAGTAGGACCTGGAAGAATGTCTGAGTTCGGTCATATGATCTTAATCAGATCTTGTAAAGTTGGAGATCTCGTATTAGTACCTAAAATCGGTACTTTAAGAATAGATTTTGAAGGAGAAGAGTATTATATTGCTCAAGATAAAGAAGTATTAGCAGTAGTAAAAGAATCAGATAATGAATAAAAAAATAACATTTTCAAAAGAAGCTAGAAATAGACTAGCTCATGGAGTTGATCAATTAGCAAATGCTGTAACATCAACGTTAGGACCTTCCGGAAGGAATGTAATTATAGAACAAGATATGGGTAATCCTGTATCAACTAAAGATGGAGTAACTGTAGCTAAATCTATTACATTAAAAGGTAAGGTAGAAAATTTAGGAGCTCAAATAGTAAAGCAAGCAGCTATAAAAACAGCTGACTTTGCTGGAGATGGTACAACTACATCTACTCTATTAGCTCAAGAAATATTAAAAGAAGGTTTATCTAAAATGGATGATGGAAGTAATGCAGTCGATATCAAAAGAGGTATAGATAAAGCTTCAAAAGGAATCGTAGATTTACTCTATGAAAATTCTAAAGATATTACTGATGAAGAGCAAATAAAGCAAATTGCTACTATATCAGCTAATAATGATAAAGAAGTTGGTGAGTTAATTTCAACAGCCATGGACAAGGTAGGTAGAGACGGAGTAGTTACAATAGAAGAGTCGAAAACAGGTGAGACATATTTGGAAACGGTAGAAGGAATGCAATTCGGCAGAGGTTATAAATCTCCGTATTTTGTCACTGACAATAATTCTATGACATCTATTTTAAAAGATCCTTTTATCCTTATCGTAGATAAAAGACTTAATCAAGTCAAAGAGTTACTTCCTATCTTGGAGGCTGTTTCTCAACAAAATAAATCTTTATTAATTATAGCTGAAGACATAGATGGTGAAGCTTTATCTACTCTAGTAGTAAATAAAATGAGAGGTATATTAGCTTGTGCTGCTGTCAAAGCTCCTGATTTTGGAGATAGAAGAAAAGCTATCTTAGAAGATATAGCAGTATTGACTGGTGGTCAAGTAGTATCAACTGAAAAAGGTATGAGATTAGATAAGTTTGATTCTGCCTGGTTAGGTAAAGCTAATAAAGCAACAGTTTCAAAAGATACTACTACTATTATAGATGCTAAAGGTACTGAAGAAACTATAACCGAAAGAGTAGATCAAATCAAAACTATGATAGATGAATCTAATTCACCTTTCGAAAAAGAAAACTTACAGAATAGATTAGCTAAGTTTATTGGAGGAGTAGCAATAGTACATGTAGGAGGTCATACTGAAATAGAGATGAAAGAGAAAAAAGATAGAGTTGAAGATGCTTTACATGCTACTAAAGCAGCCTTAGAAGAAGGTATATTACCTGGAGGTGGTATAGCTTTACTTAATGCTGCTAATAAGTTACTCGATAAATTAGGCGATGTTACTAATAAAGATGAACTTAAAGGTTACCATATAGTAATGAACGCTTGTGAAAGACCTTTCTTTAAGATCTTAGAAAATGCAGGTATCTCAGACTCTAATACAAAAAGTATTGAAAGTAAAATTAGAGAAGAAGATACTCTTTGGGGAGGATATAATCCAAGAATATCTAAGCATGTAAATATGTTTGATGATGGTATTATAGATCCTACTAAAGTAACTAGATTAGCTCTAGAGAATGCAGCTTCTGTAGCTGGTACATTATTAATTACTGAAGCAGTAGTATCAAAAGGAAAAGAAAAAGAAAATCAACAACCTGGAGGTGTAGATCCAAGCATGCTTTTAGGTTAAATTTAAATTAAATATTATGGATAAACAAGAATTATTTGAACAAATTGAAGAGCAATTTATTATTCTTCAAGAAGAAAATGGTAAATCAACTAAAGCTTCTCAAGCAAGAGCTAGAAAAGCAGCAGGTGAAATTAAAAAACTAATTACACCTTATAAGAAAGCGAATATGGAGGCAGTAAGATAGGGGGCGTTTTTCCCTCATCGACGAAGTCGCCACGCGCGAATTTAAAAAACTCTTAGATTGGAAACGAGCATTGCTGCCTAAAGTACGTCTAAGGGTTTTTTTATTGGGTTTACTTGTTATTTATAATTATATTTCTTATATTATAGTATGCATAAAGACGCGAAATATTCAAGCGGAGAACTAGCTCAACTTGCGAGACGTAGGATGATACAAAAACATCATGGCGATGACTCTAAGTATACGCGCAAAACAAAACATAAAAAGGGTTATGATACAACCGTATAAATTCGAGACAAGGGGTATAGGTCTTATAACTGATAGACTTATCTCAAAAGGTGCGTTTGTGGGTAATTATGTATTGAAGGATATTCCAACTTCTCCTTTACAAAGACATATATACGACGGATGGGTTGAAACAGATCCGTTCGGAAGGTATTTGAATCATAATGAAAATAGTAATTTAGAGTTTGTATTAAATAATGAAGCCGTGGAAATATTCGCGAGCCATGCTATAGAACCTTATACTGAACTTACTGTAAATTATTTCGATTTAGTAAATCTTTTAAATATACCTAAAAGTATTATTGAAGAGTTTAGTATAAGTAAATTTAATTACGAAGAAGAATTAATTAAAATAAATAAAGACTTACTTTAAAATAGATATGAATTATAAAAAGTACATTGATAACATTCCTGACTTTCCTAAACCAGGTATACTATATAGAGATATTCAACCATTATTAGCTAATCCAGATGCATTCAATGAAGCTATAGTTGACTTAGGAACATTAACAGACGAAGTTCCTGACTATTGGGTAGGGATAGAATCAAGAGGATTTTTATTTGCTTCTGCATTATCAATGCATTTTGGAGGAGGTATTAAAATGATTAGAAAATGGAATAAATTACCTAAAGTAGATTTAGTTCAAGCTAGTTATCAACTTGAGTACGGTGTTGATATAATAGAAATGAAAGAAGGAACTGGATCCGTAGTAATAGTAGATGATGTATATGCAACAGGCGGTACTATCAAAGCAGCAAAACAGCTAGTAGAAGAAGGAGGTTATGACCTTCTTGATACTGTAGCATTAGTAGATATAGGAATAGGTAAAGAAAAAATTAAATCAGTTATTAAATATGAATAGTAACATACTTCTTTTATCAGCTACTAATTACGAGCATAACCATGAAGAGATACATGGAATTCCTATTCATATCATAGGTATAGGTAGAGTAAATGCTGCACTTAATACTTATAAACTTATACAAAAATATAAACCTGATCATGTAGTTGAATTCGGTTCTTGTGGTAATTTAAAAGATCATAAAGTAGGAGAGGTATTAGAAGTAGGAACAGTATATGATGACTTTTATGGAGGACCGGTATCTAACCACCCTCCTATAGAAATCTCTAACTCTAATATAAAGTTATTTTCTACAGATACTTTTTTTGAACAAGGAGCACAATATAGTAACCATTATAATAAAATGGTTAACGAATGTAATATTATAGAAATGGAAGGATATTCTATAGCAAAAGTTTGTTCTTCTGAAAATATTTCCTTATCTTTATATAAATGGGTTAGTGATGACGGCTCTAATAGCGAATGGTTAGAGAACGCAAAAGCAGGTTTTGAGAACTTTAAAATTATTTTTAAAGAAAAGTTTTTATGAAAATACTTATCGTAGCAACTCCTCGTTCAGGATCGACTTCTCTTTTAAGAGCTATATCTACTGAGCTTAAACTTATACGATACGGCGAGCCTTGGAATATAGGTATAAGACTTAAGAAAGGAGTAATAAAGTATCCTATAGAAGAAAAAGATAGCTATGTAGTTAAATGTATATGTGATCAATTTCCTCCGTCATTAGATACTAATCCTATAGATTTTTTTACTGAATATATAAAAGAATTTGATAAGGTAATATTATTATCAAGACAAGATAAAAGAGCAGCATATGAAAGTTTTATGTATAGTGATTTAAATAGAGAAAGTTACTACTGGCATAAACCTTATTTTATAGAAAGTACTGAAGGATATGAAAACTATAAAGTTAAAACTGAATACTTTTATAAATTATATGAATTAATAGAACTTATATCTATCAGATCTAATAAACCTATATACTGGTATGAAGATATATACTCAGGAGATAAAGATAAGGTTATTAAAGTTCTTACGGAGCTAGGATTAGAAGAGTATTATGATAATTTTCAACCTTATATAGATCCTAAATTTAGATATAGACAATTTGAAAGAAAATTAATATGAGAGAAAGCAAAAGATTTTCTAAAGGTATTAAAAAAGTTTTAGTAGATATAGATGAAACTATTTCTACATATACAGGTAAGAGAATTTATGCATTAGCTTCTCCTTTAAAAGATAATATAAAAAAAATAAATAAACTATATGACGAAGGCTGGCATGTAACGTACTGGACTGCAAGAGGATCTGTTTCTAAAGTTGATGCTTATGAGTTTACTTGGAAGCAATTAAGTGAGTGGGGATGTAGGTTTCATGACCTTATAGTTGGATTTAGAGAAGGACCTACTTGTTATCCTACTAAACCTCATTTTGATTTAGTAATAGATGATAAGTCTAAACGTATAGAAGAGATATGAAATTAAAATTAATATATGGATCTGATACTGGGAATACAGAATTAGTAGCAGAGGATATTACAAAATTATTAGATGACGTAGAAGTTACAACCGTTGACGAAGTAACTGAAGACGATTGGACTAATAATGATAAATTTATTTTAGGCATACCTACATGGTATGATGGAGAACTTCAAAGCGATTGGGAAGATTATTTTGAAGAATTTAAAACTATAGACTTTACAGGCAAAACAATAGCTATATTTGGTTTAGGAGATCAATTAGGATATCAAGAATGGTTTTGCGACGGTATAGGTATATTAGGAGAAGTAATTTTAAATAATGGAGGTAAATTAGTTGGTTATACTAAAAATGATGACTCTTATGATTTAGATATAGAACCTAAATGCCTTATAAACAGCGATACATTTTACGGATTATGTATCGATGAAGACAATCAATCAGAATTAACCCAAGAAAGAGTAGAAAAATGGGTTAATCAAATTAAAAATGAATTTTAAAAATAAGTTATGAGCGACTCAGTAAAAAAATGGCATGAAATGCAAGAAGAAGAAAAACAAGATAACCTTCTACAAGATTATGTCGAAACAAAAAAAGAACAAGCATTAAGAAAAAGAGCATACAGAATTCTTATTGATTATACCGAACAAGAAATTAGATTAGCTAATAAAATATTAGATGTCGAATCATCACGATAAATATGAAATGCAAATTCATAAAAGTGAGTTTAAACCTTTAAGTTTTGATAACTCATTTAAATTTGAAATTGCTTCTACATTTGATTATAAGTTTAACAGTTTACATTTTGAGGATCTAATATCCTCTATTGATAATAGACTACCTGATTGGAATGAAAAACCTACTTTAGACGATGTTAAAAAAAGATTAGATAGTATATCTAAATGTACTTTATTTTTTCATAAAGATTTTAACGAAGTTATAGGATGGGGTTGGTTTTCTAATGTATTTACGTATGATTGGATTAATGAAGTACATCCTTTACCAACTAATAAGTCTATTTACTACGGAGGTACTTATATACGTAAAGAATTAGATATACCGCGTACAACTGGAGTACAATTGTATAACTACGCGTTTAACTATTTTTTAGAAAGAAATGAATATATGTACGGTTATATGGATATCTGGAATAAAGCTCCTATAAAGATCTGTCATAAAATAGGAGGTAGAGAATATAAATTTATAAAATAGTTGGAATTACGAATAAAAGTTCTTATATTATAGTATATGATAAATTCTCTTCCATTTAATCCTCCGTTTAAAAAAGACTGGATTATAAGGACTCTTAAAAAAGATTACTTTAAAAAACCTTATGATAGGTTTATGTGGTGGCGGAGCTATACTCCTAAGAATAAACCTTTATCTAAAAGTAAACCTCTTAGAGATCGAATAGCTAATGGAGATTTAGATCATGCTCCTTATTTATATGAATCTTATCTAGCAGAATATACTATGAACGATAAATATCTTCAATGTATAACTGTAAATGGAGAAGTAGATTATAGTAAATGGAAGCAAGATACATCAGTAGATGGAGCTAGGAAAAAAAGACTTTTAGAAGACTATGATAAAGAAGAAACTAGAAGACTAGATGAACTCAGGACAGGTTTTATGAAAGAATTTAACATAGATAGAGAGACATATTATAAAGAAGCTGAAAATAGTTCAAAAAAACTATTAGATTTTTATGATTATATGTCTAGAAAATATAAAACTTAACATATTTATTAATATACTAAACTTAAATTTATGAATACTATTTTAATTATTATTGGAGTATTAGCCGTAGCACTAGGTGTCTATTACTTTGGCTTTTATAAAAAAGGTAAGATCAACGATGTTGATGGAAATTTAGTTCCAGACGAGGTTGATGCTAAAGTAAGAAAGACTAAAGCTACTGTTAAAGAAGTAAAGAGAAGAGCTAAAAACGTCAAAGAAGAAGTTAAAGACGTAGTAGCAGCTGCAAAAGGTAAAAAAAGAGGTAGAAAGCCAAAAGCTGAAAACCTTCCGGAAGAGTAAGAATTTTTTTATTTTCTGTCTAACCTAAATAATTGAGATGCAACAGCAATTGAATGTCGATATCAGTCAAACATCAGGAGTTACATGTGAGGAATGTGGAGGAACGTATTTCCAAAACGGACTTGTCATTAGAAAAGCATCAGGGTTACTCACTGGAACAGGAAAACCAACTTACATCCCAATACCCGTCTTCAATTGTAGAGAATGTGGACATGTCAATGCCGAGTTCTTACCACAGGAACTCACAAAATTGGACTAGATACATCTACGACGGACTGCAGTCAATGATATATGGTGGCTCGTCTACGGACGAGTGATGGAGAGGCTAGATATAGAGTAGGAGCTTATCTAGCAGAAATTGAGGCCTTCGGGCCTCTTTTTTTTATATCTTAAAACTATTTATATAAAAGGAAAACTACGGTTACTAAAAAATGTTGCATATGAAAAAAGTAAAAAAATTATTTATGGATTTTAAAAATTTATTCAAAGACGACAACGACATCAATGAAAAGTCAATAGTTGGATTCGTAGCATTTATAGTAATGATATTATTTGCTTTCGCAGATTTAATCACTGGTTATATAGGAAAAGACTTAGTTATAAATGAATTTATTTATGACTCATTTCTATGGATAGTACTTGGTTGTTTCGGTATAGCTGAAGCAGGAAGAGCTATTAAAGGAAATAATAATAACAACTCTCAATAAACATGAAAAAACTATTATTAATTATTGTAGCTTTATTAGTAGCAGTACCTACTTTAGCACAAGAAGAAAAGAAAAAGAAAAACTTTTTTAAAGAATTTTATAATGACTTCTTTAAATATGCTACTGTATATGGAGCTGGAGACTATAGAGCACCATACGAATCATCAGATAAAAAATATTTAATTAGACAGCCTGAAGGAGCTGGCCTATATGATGTTCCAATCGTAGAAGACGTAACTGAGTATTTCCCTTCAGATTACAGAATCGGTATAGGTATCAGAAAATTAGGTAGATTTGCTTATGAAAGAAAGCCTGGTAACTTTTGGACTGGTGATCAAAATTTAGAAAGACAAAATGCTCTAATAGCTCCTACTTCAGCTGTCAAAGGTTGGGAGTATTTATTCCATTTTGAAAAAGAAAGACGTAGAGGAGAAGAATGGGAAAACCAAAGATACTTTTTAAGACATACAGGTAAGTACCATGTAGCTAAAGTAGAATCAAGATACCAAGGAGCATACGATTTTAATTATAATGCTGCTGACGTAAGAGCAAGATTACCGATTGGAAAGAAATTCTCAATATCAGCAGGTGCTGCATATAGAACTCACGAAAGAGTTTATGGTGTTAATCCATATGAAATTTGGGTTAGTGCTTTAAATGATGATGGTTCACAACAACATTACTGGTATGAATTAGCTTACGAATATGGATTTACAGATGCATATTACCAAACAACTATACAAAACCCAGTAACTGGACAACAACAAAATATAGGAGGATATTTTTGGTATAATCCAGATGGTATAATTGTAGCGTCTTCAGATCCACAATTTAGAGATGGTCCTTATAAGAGATTAATTTCATTATATAATCAAGAAGTATTAGGAGAAACAGGAACATTCGGTTTAGTAAGTCCTGTAGTTGGATTTGATTTCTATCATTATAAATCTAATTTCTGGGCTCACTTATACGGCTCAGCATTTTTACCTTACCATAAGTATGTAAAAGGTGATAAAGATGATTTCGGTAGAGTACCTTTATCCTACTTATATAGAAACGATTGGGATCAATATGGTTTAGCTGATGCAGCAGAAGGAGAACAATGGTGGGATTATCAAGCTGGAGCAAATATTGGTTGGAAATTAAGTAAATCAATAGGAATATTTGCAGAAGGTGAATATACAAGAATGTGGGATTCAGAATTCTTTATTACAACATTTGGAATAAATTATACATTTAGATAAAAATGGCAAAACAATTAGGTGAAGATACTAAAGTTACATTAGATCTCAAAACATTAGGGATGATAGCTACAGGAATAGCTGCTTTAGTAGGTATGTGGTTTGCATTACAAGCTGATATAGCTGAAGCAAAAGAATTACCTGCACCCGTGATAGATAGAGTCGAATATGATCTTAAAGATGAATTAATTCGACAAACAATAATGGACACTCAAGATGACGTCGATAAAATTTTAGAAGAATTAGAAAAAATCGATGAACGTTTATATGAGTTACAAAAACAATAGATAAAAATGAGTAAAGAAGCATTGAAAGAGGAAATTTTAGCAAAAATAGAAATAGATAAAATCCATGCTAAAAGTACAGCAAAGGAAATAGCATCCAGACATTTAGGTAAACATGGTATAAACTATATTACTATATTAGTTATTATTGGTGTAATTAGCTCTCAATTTTTAGAAGGAGGAGCATTAACAGCAGTTATTGGTTTAGTATCAACTGCAGCTATGGCTTTGATAGGTATATTACAACATATCGTAGGAGCTAAAGAAAAAGAAGAAAAACCAGAATTAGAAATAATTAAAAGTTTAATCAAGGAACTTTCTGATAAAGAGGATGACCCAATGCAAGTAGATGTAACTGATACAGACGTTACAGTAACTAAAGGCGAGAGCAAAGTAACTGCAAGCAAAAAGAAATAATATGAAAAAATTTATTTTCATAGTTTTACTCTACTTACCTTTACTATCTTTTTCACAAGAATATATTGACGATAGTAATTTCGATGATAAAATTAACGAACAATCAGCTTTTGGAGATGATGAAAGTTCTATAGTAGTAATAGAATTTTGGGCTAAATTTAACGAAGCCAATGCGTTTGCTGATTGGGATAAAGTAGAAGGAGTAAAATACTATAGAGTAGATATTGCTAAAGCTCCAGGAGCTAAAAAAGAATATAGAGTCAGAATGGCTCCAACTATAATAATATTCAAAGACGGAATTAATGAAGAGTCTTTTAAAGCAGGATTAGATTTAGAATGTCCTGTTACATTAGATGAGTTAACAGAAGCGATTGAAGAGGTCAAAACAGCAAATCAATTTTAATTAAAAACAATGAAAAAATTAGTATTATTTTTGGCAATGGTTTTACTAATCAGTTGTACAAAAGAAGAAGAAGTATTAACGCCAGTATTCGAAATATCTTTAGATGGTCAATCATTTGATCCTTATGAAAGATATGCTAAAGTAGAAACCTTTGGAGGAGAAAAATGGGTTGATAATAAACTAAAAAAGATTTTTATCTTGTATCTTCAAATAGATGATGGAGAACCAAGATTAGACAAACAACACTTCTCATTATATTGCTTAGATTCAGATGCAAATGATGATGGTGAATTATTAGACGTAGGTACTTATACTTGGGAAAGCCCAGATGGTAAATATGCTGGAGTTGAAATACCAGGCGATCTAGAGTATATTGTTTGGAATGAAGTAATAGTACAAGATGCAGGTCAATTAGGAGGAGCTCATTCAGGGTTAATATGTTTAACTGCTGAAGGAGAATTTTATAATCCTTATATTCAAAGAACAATGACTGTATCAATGAAACTTGAAAACTTCCCAATTGGATTAGATATTGATGCTACTCCTTATGGATACTTACTAAATTAAAAGATAAATAAATAGTTATGATGCCTTTGCCTTGTCCCTCATGTGGACAGCCTTTGGGGTTAAAGTTAGACTTTCTAGCTGTAAATCCTGCTGTACAATGTCCACACTGTTATGCAGTATTAAAATTTAATGTAGATAAAGAATCTACTACTAAAATGCAAAAAGGGTTGAATGAAATTGAAAAGCTTAAAAAAAAGTATGAGGGCATAGCAAAGTTTAGCTGAATTATTTCTATTTATAATTGTTATGCAGAATGGTTATGCGCTCTGCATGAAATTAAATTTATTCATTAACTTTTTAACTTAATTTTAAAATGGCAGATTCTATCGCAAAAGATTTCGTAGGTTTACCGATTGAAGATCTAATAGTACAACCGATGGTTGGAATGGCAAAAGGTCAAGCGAAACTAAACAAAGTAACATGGGACTATATTAGTGAAGTAGCTTTTATCACAGAAAATGGTAAAACAGTTGCTAGATCATTAGATGTAGAACTAAACAGAATTGCTGTAGACGGAGCAACAGGAGAACAAAAACCTGAAGTAGTTCACAGTAGAATTCCAATGTTACCATTAGTACCACTTCCTTCTTTAGCTATAACTAAAGCTGATATTGACTTTACTATGGAAGTAAAAACTCAATCTCAGAGTTCAGACACAACTAAAGCAAGTGCTGGTAGCACAATAACTGCAGGGTATAAAGGTTGGGGCTTCAACTCTCAAGTAACAGTTACAGGTAATGTATCTACTACTAAAGAGAATACAAGAAGTACAGATAACTCAGCAAAATATACTGTAAATGTTACTGCAACTCAATTACCACCTACTGAAGGTATGCTTAAATTGTCAGATTACTTAACCAAAATGATGGAACCAACTAATATTCCTTTACCAAAGGATAATAACTAATAAAATAGTTGGACTTTAATATAATTTTTATTATATTATAAAAAAAGGTTTCCGTAAATGGCAAAATTACAAATTGAAGAGCTAGTTAGCGGTCTTTTAGAGGCCGCTATCGTAGCTAAACAGATAAGCGAGAGGCAGCATATCAACGCCTTAGCAAATTATTTCGATGAAAAAGGTCAACCTATTACTACTACGGTACAGATAGGAGACAAAACAATAACCGTACCTTTCTATAGTATTGCAGATCATTCTTCAATTGGATTGGATGAGATGGAAATAGAATTTGATGCTAGATTAGGTTTTAATACGACAGAAGGTCCTTCTAAACTTAAGCAAGCATTACTTGGTAAGTATAAAGGTAAAAAGAAATATAAAAATTTAGTTAAGAATATCGAAGTTGATCATGCTCACAATCCTAATAATATAGCTTGTGCAAAGATAAAAGTTAAATTTAAAAAAGATGATACTCCGGAAGCAGTATCGAGAATCGTAGATGGTTTTACATCTATTATGGATGAACCACGAACTACTAAAAAATAATTATGAGCTTTACTAGAGAACAAATACAAACTGCAGTTCAATCTAAAGGACATAAGTTCTTTGAAAACGGCGATTACAACGTTAATATAGTAGGAGTAAGAAACTCAGCTACTGATAACAAAGTAACTAATAAATTTGATGATTGGATGACAATCTCATATAAAGTAAACGGTGAATGGAACTTTCACTGCTATGACTGTACTACCGATCCAGGTAAGTACTGGGTAGATAATCTTCTTAATCCTGATGGAGTTGCAATAGTAGTCCCAGGGCAGTATAGAGGATCTCATCAAATAGGATTACATCAAGGTAAGTATGAAGCTTTGAGACAAATGAAACCTATCAAAGTTTGGAGAGACGATAATGAAGATAATGTATATGATCACATTGCAGATGATATACAAGAAGGTATTTTTGGAATTAATATACACAAAGCAGGATCAAGAGTAGAAGGATCTACTCAAATAGATAAATGGTCAGCTGGATGTCAAGTTTTTTCTAAAGAATCTGATTTTAATGAGTTTATGGATGTAATGTATAAAGCAAGAAATACATGGAGTAACTCATTTACTTACACTTTAATAGAATCTAAAGACATAGTCTAAGATGAAAAATAATAATATACGAACCTATTTACTATGGGCTATACTCGGTATATTTGTCGGGTATATGATTTTTGGTAGAAACCAAATTAAAGTTGATATCAAAAAATACGAAGCTCAAATACAAGCTTTAAACATAGTTATTGATTCAGCAAGAACAAAAAATAAAGAATTAGAAAAAGAAGTCGCAGATTTTCAATTAGTGATTTCCGAAGCTAATAGTAAGATTAATAATCTTAATGATAAAATTTTTATAATTAAAAAGCAAACAGATGAAAAGATTAGTGCTATTAATAGTCTTAATAATGATGAACTTTACCAGTTTTTCGCAGACAGATACAGACAGTACCTCGATTCGATTGGAAGTCCCAATAGCGAAACTAGTAATTAAGGATCTTATTAACGGTGATGCAGCTAAAGAAGAACTAATAGTATTAGATACTATTATACATCATAAAGATATTCAGTTAAACGTTAAAGATACTATCATTTTAAATCTTAATCAACAGATAGATAACTTTAATAAGATTATTTCTACTAAAGATAAACAAAGAACAATACAGGAAAACTTACAAAAAGATCTTGAAAAGGCATTAAAACAAGCTAAGAGAAGAGAGTTTTTATATAAAGTTGGTACTATTGCAGGAGGTGTAATGACAGTTCTGTACTTAACCAATAAGTAAAAACTATTTATTTTAAAGTAAACTATGCTAAAATCGATTAAAAAAGGTATGTTTCCTTTCCTGGTAGCGTTCTCAGCTCTATCAGTATCAGGATCTGCTGCTTTCTATTCTGTATTTGGATTAAGTAAATTATTTGCAGGAGCTAGCACAGAAGTAATAATAATGGCTGGTTCATTAGAAGTAGCTAAATTAGTTACAGCTTCTCTCTTATATCAGTATTGGGATACAATTAATAAAGCCCTTAAGTATTATTTAAGTCTAGCAGTTATTATTCTAATATTAATTACTAGTATGGGCATTTACGGATTCTTATCTGCTGCATATCAAGAAACATTTCAAAAATTAACAGTAACTCAAAATAAAATAGAATTTTTAGAAAATAAAGCAAATTTTTATGAAGAAGATATTTCAAGATTTGATCAAGAGCTTAAACAAATATTGGACAATATTAGTACTCTTTCTAATGCCAAATCTAGATCGATCCAGGTCAAGGACACCAGTGTGGCTGGAGGCATTCGAAATACGATTTCCACGGTTGACTTACGTCTTGCACAAGATAGACTCAGAATTGAAGAAGATAACAGGAAAGATGTCTATTTGAAAAGAACCGTCGCTGCAGACAGTTTACAAAAATATAAATTAGAGATACTAGAATTACAGAACAATGCCGATACAGTAGGAGAATTAGGTCCTCTACAGTATCTATCTGATTTAACTAACACTCCTATGAATAAAATTATTAATATATTATTATTAGTAATTATATTTGTATTTGATCCATTAGCAGTTTCATTAGTAATAGCAGCTAATTTTGCTTTTAATCAAGCATTCCCAAAAAAGAGAGAAAATTTATATGGTGAATTAGAACCTGATGAAGACTGGGATGATATTATACCTGAAGAAGATGAAGAGGATCTTACTGAATTACAAAAAACTTTGTTGATGGATTTAGAAGAAGATGAAAATGAGACTCCGGAGGAGAGAAAAGCCGAGAGGGTTAAAGCCCCAACTCCGGTAAAGTCTCCTGAATACAAAGTAGGACATAAACCTAGTAATAAAAATAGAAATCAAGATCTAAAAAAAGACTATTTATAGTTGTTAATCTGAAGTATTTTTACTATATTGTATATATGAGAGAAAAATTGTTAAAAGCCTTATTAAGTAATGCTCAAGGAGAACTTGATAAGCATGTCGCTAATATTGAAGTCTATTTAAATCAACCAGTAGGAGTCGGAGAACATATAGATGTTGTTGAGACTATTGAAAAAGAGCTAATCAAAGTAGCAGATTGTGATGCTAGGATTGAAATGCTATCGAAATTTTTCAACGAAACTCCTGAAGAAGAAGAAGAGGATTTTAATTTAGGATCTTAATCTAAATTAATTAAAAAGTTATATGAGTAAAAAAGCTATCGAAGTTTTAAAAGAAGAGTACCCTATTATTTACAACGCATACAAAGAGATAATGGATGAGCAATTTGAATTATTTGCTAAGAAACATCTTGATTATGGTATGGGTAATGTATCAGCTGGAACTCAATTAGTCAATGAAGAAGAAAGAGAGTTTGCTATGACTGGTCTTTGGTATCGAATATCTGATAAAATTAACAGATGGAAGAATATGATACTTACTGGACGTAAAGCTCAAAATGAAACCTTAATTGATACTTTCCAAGATATTACTAACTACGGAATAATATCCCAGTTAGTATTTAACGATAAATGGAAAAATAAATAATATGCCGAAAAAAATTCCAAAGCAAGTTAAACTTGTTAAGGATAGTTATATAAAGCAATCTAAGAGTCATAAGCATATCTCTTATAGTCAATTATTTACCTATCTTAGTTGTAAAAGAAAATGGGAGTTACAATATTTACGTAACGTAGCTCCTTATGAACCTTCTATACATGCCGTATTCGGCTCAGCATTTCATGAAACTTTACAGAACTATCTAGATGTAATGTATAATGATACTGCTAAAGCAGCTAATGAAATAGATACAAATGCATACCTTTACGAAAGGATGGTAAAAAACTATAAGAGGCAGAAAATGCAAAATGGTAACGAACATTTTTCTGATCCGGATGAAATGAATATGTTCTGGTTAGATGGCAAGCATATATTAGAGTATATTAAAAAGAAAAGAGGAGGTTACTTTTCTAAAAAGAATACTTACTTGGCAGGTATAGAAACTTTATTATATCAAGAAATAAGTCCTGGTATTTATTTTAAAGGATTTATTGATTTAGTATTCTATAATAAGTATTTAGATGAATATACTTTAGTAGATATAAAAACCTCTACCAAAGGTTGGAATAAGTTTGCTAAAGCTGATGATAAGAAAATATTTCAATTACTTTTATATAAAGAGTTTTTCGCTAAACAGTTTAACGTTCCTATAGAAAAAGTGAACGTAGAGTATTTTATAGTTAAAAGAAGAGTACCTGTAGAAGCTGATTTTGCTTCTATGCAAAGAAGAGTACAAGAGTTTAAACCTACGGATGGTAAAATTAAAAGAGGAAAAGCTATATCAGCTATGAATAATTTTATCAAAGACGTATTAGATGAAAATAGAGAATATATAGATAAGACTTATCCTTGTACAGGTGATAGAAGTCCTTGCTGGCATTGCAACGTTTATGACGGAGTTTTGCAAAAATAGCCTATTTATATATAAATATATAATTATATATAGTTATGATTAAAAATGAAAAATTAACTTCGGTAAAAATTACACAACCTTTATTCGATGAATTTAAAATGGCTTGCTTGCAAGACAACTTTTCTTTTAAAAAGCTTGCAGATCGGGCAATTTTTCTTTATCTTACTAATAAGGACTTTAAAACTAAAATACATAGAGTTACATCCATAAAGTTAAAAAAATGATAGAAGGTTATATACCAAGAGATAAACGTAAAAAGATATTACTACTTAGCGATGATTTAAGAATGCACTCAGGAGTAGCAACTATGTCTAGAGAGATAGTAATTAAAAATTCTCATAGATTTAATTGGTATCAATTAGGTGCAGCATTAAGCCATCCTGAAGTAGGAAAGATATTCGATATATCTAAATCTATTACTGATGTAACTGGAGTAGAAGATGTCGAAGTAAAAGTACAACCTAATGTAGGATATGGTAATCCAGATTTAATAAGGCAGATACTTAAGCTTGAGAAACCAGATGCTATTTTTATATTTACTGATCCAAGATATTGGGTATGGTTATTTGAAATAGAAAGAGAAATAAGAAGTAAAATTCCTATCTTTTGGCTCAATATTTGGGATGATTATCCATCACCTATTTATAACAAGAATTTTTATAACTCAGTAGATTTACTGATGGGTATATCTAAACAAACAGTTAATATTAATAAGTTAGTATTAGCAGAAGAAGCTAAGAATAAAGTTATTGAATACGTTCCTCATGGTATAGATGAAAAATTATTCTTTCCAGTTGGTAAAGATCATGAGTACTATGATAAGTTAGTCGAATTTAAACAGCAAACTATACCAGTTGAAACTGACTTTGTAGTTTATTTTAATTCTAGAAACATTCATAGAAAGAGACCTGGTGATACGATATTTGCATTTAAATTATTTTGTGATAAACTAACAAAAGAACAAGCAAAGAAATGCGCTTTAGTAATGCATACATCAGTTAATGATCAACATGGTACTGATTTAAAAGCAGTTAAAGAAGCTATAGCTCCTGACTTAAACATATTCTTTTCTCAAGGAAAAATAACTCCTGAACAAATGAACTTTATGTATAATATGGCAGATGTTACTATGTTATTAAGTTCTAACGAAGGATGGGGATTATCTTTAACTGAATCGTTAATGTGCGGTACTATGATTATACCAAACGTTACAGGAGGTATGCAAGATCAATGTAGGTTTGAAAATGAAAAAGGAGAGTGGATAGATTTTGATGCTGACTTTCCTTCTAATCATAGAGGTACATATAAGAAATGCGGTGAATGGGCTGAACCTGTATTTCCATCTAATATAAGTCTAGCTGGTTCTCCTGCTACTCCTTATATATTTGATGATAGATGTCAGCCAGAAGATGCAGCAGATGCATTATTTAAAGTTTATAGTTACGGTAAAGAAGAAAGGACCAAAAGAGGTAAGTTAGGTCATGACTGGGTTATGTCAGATGAAGCAAAAATGTCTTCAACGGCTATGGGTAATACTATAGGAGACTGTATGGATAAAGCTTTCAAGAAGTTTAAACCAAGAACGCAGTATGATATAATTAAAATAGAAAACAGTAAGTCTAAAAAAGTCTTACATAAATTAACAGGGTATTAATGGACAATAATAATCAATCTAATGGTAATACTCAATTGAATCAACTAAGAAATGACTTCAACGAAAGAATTGGTCATAAAAAAATCTTAGGGAGTTCTTTGAGAGTACAATTAAATAAAAGAAGAAGATACAGAACAATATAGTAAAGTTATAATAATGGATAAAACCTCAGTTGTAGTAAGTTGCCCTATAGATACTTATTCAGGCTATGGAGCACGAAGTAGAGATTTAGTTAAAGCATTAATAGCTTTAGGTGAATACGATGTTAAAATATTAGCTCAGAGATGGGGTACAACCAGGACAGGTTATCTCAAAGAACATCAAGAGCACGATTTACATTCTAGGGTAATACCTAATATCAATAGTAAACCTGATATATGGATCCAGATAACTGTTCCTAATGAGTTTCAACCAGTAGGTAAATATAATATAGGTATTACAGCAGGTATAGAAACTACTTTATGTCCTATGCCATGGATCGAAGGATTAAATAAAATGGATTTAGTTCTTACTTCTTCTAACCACAGTAAGAAAGTTCTAACAGAATCTAAATGGACTGTTACTCATAAGCAAACTAAAAAAGAAGAAAACCTTTTCTGCAATACTCCTATAGAAGTTTTATTTGAAGGAATCGATAATACTAAGTATAAAGTAGACCCTAATAATAATTTTGATTTATCTTCTATTAAAGAAGAGTTTTGCTTTTTATTTGTAGGACATTGGTTACAAGGAGATTTTAAACATGACAGAAAAAATATAGGATATACAATTAAAGCATTCCTTCAAACGTTTAAAAATAAACCTAACCCTCCAGCTCTTATACTAAAGACTCAACATGCTAATGCATCATTAATAGATTTAGATGCTATAAAAGAGAAGATTAATTCAATAAGATCTACTCTGAAAGGTAAACTGCCTAACATATATATTATTCATGGTGAAGTTTCTGATAAACAGATTAATGATTTATATAATAACCCTAAAGTAAAAGCTATGGTATGTTTAACTAAAGGAGAAGGATTCGGAAGACCTTTATTAGAATTTAGCGTAGTTAAAAAACCTATCATAGCATCAGGATGGTCAGGACAGGTTGACTTTTTAGATCCTATGAAAGCAGTACTAATTGGAGGTGAGTTAGAAAACGTTCATCAATCAGCTGCTATTAAGGATGTTCTTCTTCCTGAAGCTCAATGGTTCCAAGTTGATGATGGTGATGTAGGAAAAGCATTAAAATCAGTTCATACTAAATATAAAAAGTATGTACCTCTAGCTAAGCAATTAGGTTTTAAAAATCAAAAAGAATTTTCATTTGAAAGTATGACAAAAAAATTAGGAGAAATATTAAAAGAAAATTTACCTGAATTTCCTAAACAGGTAGAACTTAATTTACCTTCTTTAAATATTCCTAAAATAGAATTACCTAAACTTAAATAATATGAAATTAGATAAAGATAAAATGGTTGAAGGTCCTTTTGGTAGTAATGCTTGTTATGAGCAAACTTTTATACAAGAAGGAAATGAAATTAAAACGTGGTTATGTTTTGGAAGCGGCTTTACTACTTCTACATTAATGACTAAAGGTTCTAAAGTAGTTAAAGAGCTTAAAGAAACCTCTCCAGAACTGTATAAAGATCTTCTACATACAGATAAAGAAAATAGAGTATGGGCTCCAGCTACTATTACCCTTCCGGAAAAGGGGATGGTGTTTTTAGACGGCACAAGCAAGGAAGTATGGCAGTGGGCAGCTGTTAAATCTACTCTTATTACTGAAGAGGATAGAAAAACTAAAAAGTTTCCTAAAGACCAAACTCATAAAATGGATATGAAAAATATAAAACATTTTGGTCAAAGAGAATTTATGGATGCTTTAGAATATATAGATTTTTATATGGTATGAAAATAAGCTATGCTATTACTGTATGTAACGAATTTGTAGAGATACAAAAACTTATTTCATTTCTTTTACAGCATAAAAGAGACGAAGATGAGATAGTAGTTTTATACGATGAAGTAAATGGAGATGAAGAGGTTGAAAACTTTTTAAGAGCAAAAAGTGTTAACTTAGATTTTATGTGGTGGAATGGAGTATTTAATAATCATTTTGCTGATTGGAAAAATACTCTCAGAGAAAGATGTAATGGCGATTATATATTTCAAATAGATGCTGATGAATTACCTCATTGTGATCTTATAGCTAACCTTCCTAGCGTTTTAGAAAATAATCCTGATAATGAAGTTTACTTAGTTCCTAGAGTAAATACAGTCAAAGGGTTAACTAATGAGCATATATCTAAATGGAGATGGAATGTTAACGATAAAGGTTGGGTAAACTGGCCTGATTATCAATGGAGAATATGGAAAAATAAACCAGAAATAAAATGGGTTAATAAGGTACATGAAAAATTAGAAGGTTATAAAACTTTTGCACCATTACCTGAACTAGAAGAATATAGTTTATCACACCCTAAAACTATAGAAAGACAAGAAAAACAAAATAAATTTTACGATACATTATGAAAAAAATATGGTACGCCCCTTATAAGTTCGAATCATACGGACAAGAAGAAATAGACGCAGTAGTTAAATCATTAGAATCAGGATGGCTTGGAGGTCAAGGACCAAAGAGCGTTGAATTTGAAAAAGCTATAGCAAAAAGATTTGGTAAAAAATACGGAGTGTTTGTAAATTCAGGCTCATCAGCTTGTTTATTAGCAATAGCAGCTTTAGACTTACCGAAAGGATGTAAGATAATTACCCCAGCATGTACTTTTGCTACTACTTTAGCTCCTATTATTCAGTTAGGGTTTAAGCCTATATTTGTAGATGTTGGATTAACAGATTATGTAGCTAATATAGATGAAGTATTAAGTAAAGTAGACGATGATGTTAAAGCTATTATGTTGCCTAATTTAATAGGAAATAAACCTGACTGGTATAAGCTTAAAGAAGGTCTGAGAAATATGGGCAGAGACGATGTTTTCCTTATAGAAGACAGTGCTGATACCATTACTAAGACAGATGTAACTGATGTTGCTACTACAAGTTTTTATGCTTCACATGTTATTACTGCTGGAGGAGTAGGAGGAATGGTAATGTATAACGATAACAAACATGTTACTAAATGTCTTCAATATAGAGATTGGGGTAGATTAGGAAACGATTCTGAGATTATGGACGATAGATTTAATCACTCAGTAGATGGAATACCTTATGACCATAAATTTTTATATTCAGTATTAGGTTATCATATGAAAGCTTGTGAAATGAATGCAGCATTTGGTTTAGTTCAGTTAGAAAGATTTAAAAAATTCTCTGATATTAGACGAGCTAACTTTAAAAGATATTTAGAACTGTTAGATGGAGTAGGAGATTTAATACTACCGGATGATAGCATTGAACCTAATTGGTTAGCCATTCCTTTACAAACTGAAAAGAGATTTGAGTTACTAACATTTTTAGAAGACCACAATGTACAGACTAGAGTAACCTTTGCAGGTAATGTAACTAGACATCCAGTTTATAGAGAGTATTTAGATGACTTTAAAAATTCAGATACTATTATGAAGAATGGTTTCTTATTAGGAGCTCATCATGGAATGACTATAGAAGATGTAGAACACGTTTGTGGTTTAATAAAAGTATTTTTTAATAAGTAAAATGGAATATATAGAATATAGTACAGAAGATTATCCTTTCAGAGGAATTATAGAAGAAGTATTACAGACTAAAGATTTAGAAAGAATACATAGTATGGCTGATTATGAGCTTTTTGTTAAAGGAACTGATCAATCTACTATTTGGCATAAAAGGTATTATGATAATTTAGATAAATTTTTACCTTTATATGATAAGTTTATTAATGAAGTTGTTAAACCTAGTTTCGGTGAAGATATAGTCTATCAAAAAATCCCTACTTTTAGAACACAGTTAGTTAAGAATTTAGGAGTATTTGAGTTTCATAGAGATAGAGACTATGCTCATAACGAAGAAGAGAGAAACTTCTTTTTACCTTTTACCGATGCATATGCTACTAATACTATATGGGTTGAATCTGAAGAAGATAAAGCAGATTATTCTCCTATGACTACCCTATATGGTCAAGTAGTTAAGTGGAATGGTAATAGTCTTATGCATGGCAATAAGCAAAATACTACTTCCAATACCAGAGTTAGTGTTGATTTTAGATGTATTCCTTTATCTAAGTATTCAGAAGAAGAAGGAGCTGCTGCTATATATTCTAAAATGAAATTTAAAATAGGCGATTATTATAATGTCACTAAATGAAGACTTTAGTATTAGGAGACGGTATTTTAGGATCAGAAATCGTAAAACAGACTGGCTGGGAATTAATGTCTCGGAAAAAGACAGGTTTCGATATAAACTCAACAAGTCTAGAGGTTCTTAACGATTACGATATAGTTATAAATTGTATAGCTAATACTGATTGTTACTCACTAAGTAAAATAAAACACTTAGAAATAAATTATAATTTTCCTAAAAGGTTATCTGATTACTGTGTAAATAGAGGAATTAAATTAGTTCATATATCTACTGAATTTGTATATGCTAATAACAAATATGCTCCTAATGAGGAAGATAAAGCTATTCCAGATAACACTTGGTATGCTAAAAGTAAATTACTAGCTGATAATTATATTGAACTTACTAATGAGAAAGCTTTAATTTGTAGAGAGCTTCACAAACCTAATCCTTTCCCTTATAAAGAAGTATGGAAAATAAGAACAACAGGCGATACAGTAGATAAAATAGCAGATTTAATTATTCAGTTAATAAATAAACACGCTGTAGGAATATATAATGTTGGTACTGGATGTAAATGGTTAAAAGACCTTGCACCTAATTGTAAAGAAGTAGATGCTCCTGATTATGTTCCTTTCGATACTACAATGGACTTAACTAAACTTAATACTTTTTTAAGATAATGAAAGATGTTTACTTTATTGTAAAAGATATAGAAGGTAAGACTTATCCTTCTAATTACCTTCTAGGTAAAATGGTATCTGAAAAATTAAATAACCATGGAATGAATACAAAAGTTATTGATTCTATACAAGGGTTAAAAGATAGTATTTTAATTTTTAATGGCTCTTTGATAAAAGAATATGATTTAAATAAGCATACATTAGAGATGTTAAAAGGTAGAAATAATAAATTAGTTCTTAATCCTTGTGACTATTTTATTTGGATGACTTATGAAGAATTAGAGCTTTACCCGTACATGGATGCTTTTATATTTCCTAACACTCAGTATAAAAATATGATAAAAGGATTAACTGACGATCAAATTATATCTGTTATTCCGCATCATTATGATCATAGATTCGATGGAGTTAAAGTTGAAAAAAGAAAAGATTTCTGTGTAGGATATTTTGGAGTTCCTTATAAAGATAAATATTTTATACCTGATACTAGCCCAGATTGGTTAATTTATAATATAGATTTAAGAATAGGAGAATTAGAATATGAAGCTCAGAAATTTCATGTACACTTCTCTCATAGGAGTCCTTCTTCGTTAGATTTTTTCTTAAAACCTGCTACTAAATTAGCTATAGCATCAGCAAGTAATGTTGCTTTCTTAACTTCTAAAGATACATCAGTTATGGATTTTTTACCTGAAGACTATCCTTTATTTATTTCAGAAGATTTAGATGATTTAAATAGTAAATACGAATTATTAAAAAGTAAGTTTGGGACAAAAGAATGGAAAGATTACGTAGGATTTATTAGTAACCTAAAAGAAAAATTTGATTTAAATTACCAACAAAAAGATTATAAACTATTGTTTGAACGATTATCTGAATGAACTTAACTATAGCTATAGATGATGTGAACCCTCTGAAAGGTTGGAGAATATTTGGTGATGATACTGAAAAGTATTTATTTGATCTAAATAAAACTTTCGGTGTAAAATTTACTTTATTTATTCCTTCTAATTATCATAATGAAGCTCCAATATCTAAAGATAAAAATTGGATAACAGACCTTAAAGATTCAGGTATATTTGAATTAGCAGCTCATGGTCATTTTCATCAAACTTCTAATCCTAAACGCTTAGGAGAGATGGAGTTTGCTGAATTAAGCAATGAAGAAGATATTCAAGATAGAATAAAATTAATGTTTGAAGAATGGAATAAAGTAGGAATCAAACCAATAGGATGGAGAAATCCAGGTTGGATATGTCATCCATTAGCTAAAAAATACCTGGAAAATAAATTTGAATATGCTGCTTTACATTATGATCATAACAATAATCTTAAATGGAAGCTTAAAGAAATATTTGGTGCTGATGGAATACATGAGACTAATATTACTACTCACAAAGATAATATTATGTTACATTCACACATTTGTGGAGACTGGAATGATAATGTTTGGAATGAAAATAATTACAAACAATTAAACTTATCGTTGGAATTCTTATTTAAAAATTATAAATTAGATAATAAAACTATAGCTGAATTATGAAAGTAGCTTTTTTTACAGAGATGAATTTCATAGGAAAAATTCCTAGAAATCATACTAATATGAGAACTGAATTTGCTTGGATGGTAGCTTTAGATGCTGATCATTATAATATTAATCAAGTCCCAGAAGATAAATATGACTTAGGTATCATAATAATTCCTAAGAAAAATCCTGATATAGATCTAGCTCAAATTAAAGAGTACTGTAATAAGGTAGCAGTTATGCAAGAAGGTCCACATTGGTATTTTCAAGATTATGATATAGCTAGACAAGTTCATTATTATAATAGCTTACAAAAGGCTGATATTATATTTGCACATAATAAAAAAGATAAAGAATACTATCAAGGACTAACTCAACATAAAGATATTAGAGTTATGCAATCGTTAATGATAGAAGATAGTATAGATATTAATTCTTTAACTGATAGTAAAGATAGAAAAAATTGTATTATAGGAGGTAATTTTGTATCATGGTATGGAGGTTTTGATTCATTTATTGTAGCTAATAATGTATTTAAATCAGATGAAATATATGCTCCTTCAATGGGAAGAAAGCAAGAAGGAGAAGAAAATTTAATAAAGCATATTCCTTATACTGAATGGAATGACTGGATAAAACAACTTAGTAAATTTAGAGTAGGAATACATCTAATGAGAACTCATGCTGCAGGAACTTTTGCATTAAACTGTGCTTACTTAGGGATTCCTTGTATAGGTTATAAAGGTTTAGATACTCAAGAAACTTTACATCCATCTCTAAGCATAGACGTAGGTGATATAAATAAAGCTAATGAATTATTAAAGACTTTAAATAATAATAAAGATTTTTATGATAAGTGTAAAGAAGAAGCTAAAAAAAACTATGATAAGTTTTATCATGAGAGAAATTTTAAAATAGATTAATATGAAAAAATATAAATTAGGATTCACAGCAGGTAACTTTGATTTATTACACCCTGGTTACATATATACATTTCAAGAAGCTAAAAGACATTGTGATAAACTATTAATTTTTCTACATGAAGATCCTTCTGCAACTAGATATAGTAAATACAAACCAGTTATATCTTTATATGAAAGGTATAATGTTCTTATGGCCGTACAGTATGTAGATGAAGTAGTTACTTATCAGACTGAGGAAGATTTAATAAAGTTAATACAATTTTATAAACCTGATTTAAGAATATTAGGAGACGATTATATAGGCAAAAGATATACAGGAGATCATTTACCTATTGATGTAATTTTTACTACAAGATCCCATGGATGGTCAACAACTAAACTTAAAAACTTAATTACTAAACAAACTATGAAGCAAAATCCTGACGTAATAAAAGAAAAATAGTTGTTTTTCTGATAGTTTTTTACTATATTATATTAATGAGAGTAGTAGTAACAGGAGGTTTCGGTTTTATAGGATCATCATTTGTAAATTATTTAGACTCTTTAGGACATGACGTCTTAATAGTAGATAAGATTACTTATGCTGCTAATGTAGATAATATTCATGCTGCTAATAATACTATTCTAGCTGTAGAAAAAGATATTTGTGATGTAACTGCAGAAGATCTAGGAGATTATGAATACTTAGTTAACTTTGCTGCTGAATCTCATGTTGATAATTCTATTAAAGATGGAAGACCTTTTGTTAGGAGTAATGTAGAAGGAACTTTTAATTTATTAGAACTAGCTAGAAAAAATTCTTATCTTAAAAAGTTTATTCAAATATCAACTGATGAGGTTTATGGCGATATGGAAGATTATGGAGAGGGTGTATTAGCTAATGAAACATTTCCTCTCATGGGATCATCATATTACTCTTCTACTAAAGCATCAGCTGATTTATTAGTTCAAGCAGCAGGACGTACTTATGGACTACCTTATTTAATTACTCGTACTTGTAATAATTTTGGAGTTAAACAGAATAAAGAAAAGTTTATACCGACTATTTTTAACTGTATAAATAACGATATTGAAATTCCTATTTACGGTGATGGTAATCAGATTAGAGAATGGATATGGGTAGAAGATAATGTAAAAATACTCTATAAATTAATGTTAGAAAATACAGGAGTAGAAAATATAGGATCAGGAGATAGATGGACTAACAGAGAACTTATTCAGTTAATAGCTGATATTTCAAATAAAGAGATTAAATTTAAATTTGTAGAAGATAGATTAGGACATGATACTAGATATGGAATGCAAACTAATTTTCAAGATTATAAATTTAAATTACTAGAAGAATATTTAAAAGAACAATTATGATAGCTTTGGTAACAGGCGGTGCTGGATTTGTAGGTACCAATTTAATTAAAAGACTTCTCAAAGAAGGATACGAAGTAATTAGTATAGATAACTACTTTACTGGCTTTGAACATAATCATGTAGATGGAGCTTATTATATCAATGAAGATATTAGAACGATAGATTATGAAGCTTTGAAAAAACCTACTGTAATATATCATTTAGCTGCCTTAGCTAGAATACAACCTTCATTTGATAACCCAGTTGAATGTTTTGATATAAATGCTAAAGGTACTTTAAGACTAGCTCATTATGCTGCTAAAAATGATATACCTTTATTTTATGCAGGAACTTCTTCTAAACATAGCGGTAAATTTAAAAACCCTTATACGTTTACAAAAGATATTGGAGAAGATATAGTAAAACTATATCAAGAGCATTATAATTTAAAAGCAAGTATAGCTAGATTTTATAATGTTTATGGTCCTAATCAATTATGTGAAGGTCCATATTGTACTGTAATAGGTATATGGATTAAAGCATTAGAGGATAGTAAACCTTTATTAATAACTGGAGATGGAGAACAAAGAAGAGATTTTACTCATGTAGATGATATAGTAGAAGCTTTGTATTTAATGGATGAGAATCAAGCTTTTGGTTTTGAATTTGAATTAGGTAGAGGAAAAAATAACTCTTTAAATGAGTTAATAGAATTTATTAATCCTCCTCAAAAAGAATATATCCCAGCTAGACCTGGAGAAGCTAGAGTTACTCTTAATACCGATCAAACAGCTAGTAAGGTTTTAGGTTGGGATCCTAAAATTAATATTGAAGATTATATAAAAAATGGATTTGAATAAATTTACTTTTGTTATTCCTTCTAGAAATAATCTAGAGTTTTTAAAATTAGCTTATGAATCTATACGTAATTTAGAAACTAAGCATGAAATTTTAGTTTTAGATGATGCTTCAGAAGATGGTACATCGTCTTGGATCGAAGAACAAAATGATGAAGACTTAATAACTTTTTATAATCCTGGACCAGAAAGGATTGGAATAGTAGGAATGTTTGATAAGGGAATAGAATTAGCTCGTACAGATATCATAATGGCTTTTCATGCTGATATGGTTGCATGTAAAGATTTAGATAAAAATATTCTTAAACATTTAGATAAAGGAGTAGTAGTCTCTGCCACAAGAGTAGAACCTCCTTTACATCCAGATGGTCCAGAGAAAATTATTCGTAATTATGGAATAGAAGCAGATGAATTTAACTTTGAAGCTTGGTATTCCGGAAGTGAATCATTAAAAGAAAATAAAACTACTGAGGGTATATTTGCTCCTTGGTGTATGTTTAAAGAAGATTTTTTTAAAGTAGGAGGTCATGATAAATTATTTGCCCCTCAATCTAAAGAAGACTCAGACTTATTTAATAGATTTCAATTAAACGGATATAAATTTATTCAACCTTGGGATGCTTTAGTATATCATTTTACTTCTAGAGGTTCTAGATTTAATAAGTATTCTGGAGGTTCAGCTGGAAAGAATTCAAACGAATGGTTAAAGACTACTACTAAGAATGGAAGAAACTTTTTACGTAAATGGGGTCATTTTGTAATGCATGATCAGTATATGAAACCTATAATACCTAACAAGTATGATGTTGGCTTTATAATTAAAAATTGTGATAATGATATGCTTGCTTTATTAGAACCTTATTGTGATACTATATATGTTGATTGTGACTATTCAGATTATATAAAAGAAGAGCAGCAAAATACTTTAATTAATTTATCAACAAGAGTTTTACCTTACGATAATGAAAAGCAAAACTCAATTTTAATTGAAGTAGATAGAAAAGAGTTTAACGAACAAGATATGATTATTATCCAAAAGCTCTCCCAGATATTAGATGATAGTGGTAAAGTTGGAGAATTTAAATTAAATAATCTATTTATTAATATAATTAAGTATGAAAAAATTAATCATAGAATTTACGCATAAATCTGGAGAAGTAGAAGAGATAGAATTTGTAACTGATAGAGGTTATGATTGGACTGTTGAGCAATGGACTAGAAATAGATGGATTGTAGACCATAAATTAATATCAGAAGAAAACGTAAATAACAAAAAAATGCTATTAGGCTAACTATTTATTAATATGAAAATCGAAAACCTTATTAAACAAATTACTGAATCTGCAAAAATCAATTTTGCTGGACATCAATTTGTCTTAAAAGTTGACACTAACGAAGATCCTCAAAAGAAAGGAGTTAAAGTTCAATTCATTCCTACCGAATTTGGATCAATGACTAGAACTGAACAAAATGATATTGCTATTGAATTAGAAGAAAGACTAGAAAAAGGTCTTGCTGAATATGATTTAAGAGTAGAAAGAGATAGAAACTTAAAAGACAAAACTATTATTGGATTTTTTATTTATATAGAATATTTTGATAAAATTATTAGAAAAGCTTTATCAAAACAAAATCCAGATACAATTGATGAACCAGAAGTATGAGCAAACCAGAAGCTGTAATTAAAAGAACTTTTCATAATATTTATCCAATTCGTTTCAGAATTAAAAAGAAACAGTTAGATAGGTCTTCCTTTAATAGAAAACTTTTTATAGATCTTTGTACTAATTTAAAGAAAGTAGAAATTAGAAGAGATCACTTATTACAAGCAGTTGGTATAGATGTTACAGCTTTTGAAGACTTATACTTTCATATAATTGAAAACTTACTTAATCTTTCTTTTAATAAAGAACAACTTAATCTTTTACATACTTACCTCTATGAATTATCTCCTAATGATGAATGGGATGGTTTTATTGAATTAAAAATAGGAAATACTATGAGAAAATTCAATATAAAAGAGCCTAAACAAGTATGGGAAATACTGCAATTAATTAAGTAAAAAGTTGGTTTTCTGAGATATTTTTCTTATATTTATATAGTAAAAAGGTTATGTTATGTTCGTTTGGTACCTACATGGTTTAGAATCTCCTGCTGGAGGTCCAAAAGTTGACTTCTTAGAAAGTATTGCTGATAAAGTATTTGCTCCTCAGATAGATTATAGAAATCTAAATTCATTTAAAAGTTTATTAGATATCGCTAAAAAATTATATCCTCCTGATTTAATTATAGGCTCTTCTATGGGAGGGTACTTTGCAGATGCTTTAGGAAGTCATTTAGGCGTTGATGTTTTACTATTTAATCCTGCATTACATAGTAGACCGATTGAACCTATAGGAGTTACTTATGGTGATAATAAATGGAAAAGAAACTTTGTTGTTGGAATGGAGGATAGTGTTATAGATCCTAAACGTACTAAAGCTTATAAAAACTTACCTGATAGTTGGACTGAGATAAAAGGAATGGGGCATAGAATTAGTATCGAAGTATTTAAAGATATTTATAATAAAGTCATACTAAATGAAACTAACTAAAATATTATTAGAAAATAACTGGAGACCTTTGACTTCTTCTGAAGTTAAAAATGATAAAGATGAATTATTTAAAATGATAGATAATGCATATGCTCCTTTAGGAGGTCATCCAAACGTTACTAATCCAAACGATATCGATACAGCAGCAGATGGATATATAGTAATAGATTTAGATGATGATCCAGAAGATGATGCCACTATAATGACTAAGCAAAGACCTGGAGGTACTAAATTAGTAGGCATGGGTCATGATGGATCTAAACCTGCTAAATCAGCTGCAGTTGCAAAAACAGTTAGTAGTTTAAATAAAAACGGATACTACATAGAAGTTTCCGGAAAGATATTAGATATTCTTAAAGCTAAAGGTGTAGCTATAGTAGATGATGAAGATACAGTTAGAAAAGCTTTAAAAGGTAAAGAAATAGTTTGGCATGGTGATGGCTCTTATGATAGAGTAATAGGAACTAAAAAGATAAGAAAAGTTATGATGGGTAAACCAAAAATAACTTAAGTTTTAGTTGTTTTTCTGAATATTTATGCTTATATTTAAGCTGAACTAATTTAAACGGTTATATATGAAATTAAAAATGATCCCTTGTCCTAAATGTGAAAACCCTTTTCCTGAAAAAAGAAAAGAATTAGGTTATCACGTATGTGTAAATTGTTCCACCACAGATAAAGTAGTTGGTATTACTACGGTAGAAGGTACCGGAGACCATACCTGGAATGATATTATCATTATGGATAGAAAAAAAGCTATTAGTATAGCTCAAAAAGAAGCTGAAATTACTGGCAGAAGAGTAGAGATCGATATTGAAGTTCAAGACTATGAAAAAGATGAAGAAGCAGTATCTCAATCAGCTAATGAAGCTATTACTAAATCTTTAAGTGAATCTCAACAGGACCAAAATTATGATGTATTTGATCCTAATAAACAATTCGAAGGTATACAAGGAATTGATTACTAATGTCTTGGATAGGAAAAAATAGAGCAATTTCAGCTATAGATTGGATTGAAGAGAATAAACCTCAAGATGGTCCTTTTATAGTATTTTATAAAGACGATCCTATATCAGTTACTACGGATATTAATGAATCTAAAAATAAACAAGTTAGATGGGAGATGCATTTCAAAGATGGTAAAAGAGCTGATGGTAACTCATATGGATGGTTTTGGGATGGTACTCTTAAACAAATATTAGGCTGGAAAGATAATAAAAAGCATGGCGCTAATATTAGATTTTATCCTAATGGAATGGTAGTTGATCAATGGAATTATAAAAATGGAATCAGAGATGGGATATGGATATCTAGAAATAAAGATGGTTCTATAAGAAAAAAAACTATTTACGATAATGGCAAGACCAAGTAAGATACTAACTAAAGAAGATATTCTAAGAGCTCAGAAGATGACTAGATCTAATTTTGCAGCTGCTAGATACCTTCACGTTTCTTATAACCATTATAAGAAGTATGCTAAAATGTATAAAGATGATAATGGAGTAAGCTTATTAGAGGTTCATAAAAATCAAGCAGGAAAAGGTATTCCTAAATTTTTATCTAATAAAGGTAAAGAGCCTCCTTTAATGGATTTATTGGAAGGCAGAATACCTATAGAGCATTTTGATGCACAGAAAGTTAAATCTAGAATTATTCAAGAATGTCTTTTAGAAGAGAAATGTGCTAAGTGTGACTTTATGGAAAGAAGAGTTCATGATACTAAAGTACCTTTAATTCTTACGCATAAAGATAAAAATAGAAAAAATTGGCATTTAGATAATTTAGAGTTTTTATGCTATAATTGTGCATTCTTATATTATGCTGATCCGATAACTGAACAACAAGTTCATGCAATGGAAGACTATGTTGATAAGTCTAAAGAAGAGCACAACTGGCAATTGGATGAACATCATATAGAACATCTTAAAGAACTTGGACTATACGAAGATATAAACCCAGGTGATGAGTTCATAGAAAAATATTAACTATTTATAATCATGAAAACTAAAAAACATAATAAGTTTTCTACGTTTAAAAAACGTAAACCGCACGAAAGAAAAGTAGCTGACAGTTTAGTCAAGACTCATGAACGAAATGAAAAGTTACGAGAAAAAGAGATTAGCACTAATATTTTAGATCTCTTCTAGTTTAATTTAAAATTATTTTATGAGAAAAATAACTTTAGTATTCACTTTAGTAGTAATTTTGTCTGTGCTTACAGCATTCGCAAACATTATAACAGTACCAATAGTTAACACTCCTCCAGTAAATCAATTAGTTTCTTATCCTTTGGAGTTAAAAAAAATAAAGATAGAAACAAATAAAATAGAACTTAAAGCAAAAGATCATAGTGCATTTTTAAATGCAATAGGATTTAGAGAATCGTCAAATAACTATAAAGCAATTAATAGATTAGGGTACTTAGGTAAGTATCAATTCGGTAAAAAAACTTTAAGAGCGATAGGTATTTCCGTATCAAAAGAAGAGTTTCTTAATAGCCCTATGATTCAAGAAGAAGCTATGCAGTTGCTTTTAGAACATAATCGAAAAAACCTAAAAAGATTTATAAAAAAATATAATAATACTACTGTTCATGGAATATATGTAACCGAGTCAGGAATATTAGCAGCAGCTCACTTAGGAGGCGCAGGTAATATTAGAAAGTGGTTTAGAAAAGGAGAAGATTTCAAAGACGGATACGGTACTACTATTACATCTTATATGGTAAAATTTCAAGGATATCAGTTGGAATTCTGATAAAATATTCATATATTGTAGTATATTAAAATAAAGGTTATGTTTAAAAATATAGTATTCAGTAAAACTGATTTCGATGGAAAAGCTGAAGGAGGTATCTTCTTTAGATCATTTGAACTTAATAAATTTTTAGAAAGAGTAGAGGCTAGCGACGAAGAAGTTGTTGGTTTAAAGTTCGAAGGAAATAACGTTGAAATTTTAGTTAATAAAAATAAAAGAATGTCTGTATAATGGCAGCAGAAAAAAGAGGCTTTACAGGTAAATTAGATTATGACTTTCCTACTCATGGAGTATGTGAAGTACAATTAGCTAATGAAGAATGGTACAGAGTTACTGAAAGAGACTTTAGATCGTTTGATGGTCCTAGGAGGTATACTATTCCTGATTATACTCTTCATAAAGCTATGGATGTTCCTATGACTACTACTAAGTATATAGGTCCAGTTTACCTATGGGGTACTAATACTTATGTTCCTTATAGAGGTACTAGAAAATTATTAGAAACTGAAGAAAGAAAAAAAGAAAGAGCAGAATTAAATAAAGCTAGATCATGAAAAAATTATATTTCGATACACCTGCTGAGTTTGAAAAACTATTTTCTAAAAAAACTAGAGAGGTTACAGATGGTATAGTAGAAGGAATAGAAACAGCTATTCAAGAGCAGAAAAAATCTGCTATGTTATTTAATATAATTTTTGCTAATGAAGAAGTTTCATTCGAAATATCTCTTCCTAAAAGTGAATGGGTAGGAGCATTAAAAAATTGTCTCGATTATTATCATGAACATAGCGAAACTGATCTTGCTATAGATTGTTGGAAGTTATTAGAATGTGCTAAGTTACAGTAATTGAAACCTTTTGAAGAGTTATTTATAGAACCTAGAACTTGGAAGTTTGAGTCATCAAGCTCAGATAAAGTATATACAGTTACTGAAGGTAAATGGTTGTTTTGTGACTGCTGGGGGTATATAGCTCATAAGAAATGTAAACATATTAAACAAGTAAATGAACTCATTAATTCAGAGTCGTAAATTAGAAGTTAAAAAAAGTAATATACACGGGTACGGAGTATTTGCTAAAGAAAATATAAACAAAGGAGAAGTATTAGAAGAATGCCATTTTATGTCCATTCCTTATACCACAGTATTTGATAAAAAATATAACCAAATTTTAGATTATGGTTTTAAATATCCTATTGAGGATCCATCTGAATTAGCATGGCCTTTAGGTAATGGCTGCATCTATAACTCTTCTAAAAATAATAATGCTGATTGGAATCTAGATCTTGAACGAAGACTATTTATTTTCAGAGCTATAAAAGACATAAAAAAAGGAGAAGAAATATGTACATACTATGAAGATAATGTTGAATGGTTTACTAAAAATAACTAGGAAAACAGTTGGAAGTCTGAGATATTCTTCTTATATTAAGGTATAAAATTAAGGTTATGTATAATATAAGTTTCGAAGTTTGGCTAAAAGATGAAGTAAAAGATATCTTGAAAGCTAATTATGTAGATAAGTCTTTATCTACGGATGATTTTCTAAGATTAGTTTTAGAAGTTAAGAATTATCTAGGTGAATGTGATTCTCCTGAAGAAGTAGAAATCGAAGAGGTAGTAAATTATATCTTTGAATCTTCTTCTTATAAAGATAAGATGTGGGTAATTTATCCTGAAGAGCATAAGTATGCTGGTCAAGAAAGAAGTTTAACTCCTAATTGTTAATTATGACTAAAAGAGAAAAGCAAAGATCGTTGACTAAAGAATTTTTAACTTGGGTAAAAGATATTTATCCGAAAGCTGAGTTTGATGACTCAGATGGTTATGGATATACTGATATATCTATAGATGGTGATTTTAAAGGAGATAATGTAATATCTTTTAGAAGGCATCATAATCAAGTTGACGCGTATAACTGGGCTGAAGATCATATATTAGAAGCTGAGAAAGTTATGGATAAAAAATTAGATGAATTAAAAAATAAATATCAATTATATTATGGTAGAAGTAATTAAGCATGCATTAGGATTTTGTGGAGAGCATTGGCATCCTAATATTTGGACTGCTCTTGCTGGATCTCCTGTAATAGCATCTACGGTATATTACGTTAAGTGTAAGTGCGGTGGATGGTTTAAGCATAAAAAAGGTTGTGATCATGAAGTGCATTAAGTGTACTGAGGAGATAAATCCTCTTAGATTAAAAGCATTACCAGATACTAAAACTTGTGTAAGTTGTAGTAATACTGGAAGGTGGTACGTAAGAAATATTATTTCCGGAAAGACTACTTATGCTGAAACTGAAGTAATTAAAGATCCTAATGTAGCTAAAAGTATAGCTGCTATGGATCGAAGACAAGGATGGGGAAGTAATCTCCATAAAGTTAAAAGATAAATTTAAATTAAAGTTATGAATAAATTAAAGTTTTATTGGAATTTATACTATCCAGTTATTTTATCATTTTTATCATTTCTGTATTCTGTTGGATTATGGTTTAGCGGACATCAATTAGAAGGTATATTTGTTGGTATATGGGTACCTTCTATACTTGCATTTGCTATTTGCATTAGGCAGAGAAGAAATGACTTTTTTAGAGCAATGGCTGCTAAAAGAAGATACAGAGGGAGGAGAAGAAAATGATAACAGGTAATATGTTAATAATGTTTATAGTTGGGTTTATTATATTCTGTTTTTATATAGCAGGATTAATTTATGCTATCTACTGGGGTCATAGTACGCAGAGGAAAGAAATGATGAATGACCCAGAGCTACAAAATTATTATAACAGGCATCATAATTACGACGCTGGTATAGATTGGTCGAAACATAACCCTCATGTTAATGAATCAGATAGTTATGTTAAAAATTTATTTAAACCTAAAAGAAAAAATAGAAAAGAAAACGTAGGTAAAAGCACGTTTTGGGATTAATGAAAAGAAAAGTAAGAAGATACTGGACTAAAGATTTTTTAAGATTATTAGTTAGAGAAAGAAAGTTAAGTCCTATTGAAAGAATATCCAGCAGAGTAGGGTATATGGGAGCAGGATTTATTATGGCTGGTCATTGGACTGTAGAGCCTATTTTATTTATGATAGGTTTTTGCTGTGTATTATTTCAAGTAACAGTTAGAAGACAATGGAACTTAGTAGTTCTTCAAATTAATGGATTGATAGCTTGGGCTATTCATTTTTTTAATAATTTATAGTTGGAATTTTAATAAAAATTAATTATATTATAATATGGAAACCTTTGAAGATTATATGAATAAAAAAAAGTACGAAGATCTAGTTAATGAAATAATAGATTTAAAAATGAGACATCCATTATCTGAAGAAGATAAGTTAAAATTACAGAAACTCCAACAAAAATTAAACGGTGACAAAAAAGTATAAGGTAATGCTAGTAAGTGGAGGATTCGATCCAGTCCACAAAGGTCATTTACAGATGATTGAAGCAGCAAGAGAATTAGCAGACGAAGTTTGGGTCATTTTAAATAGTAATAGTTGGTTAAGGAATAAGAAAGGAAAAGCTTTTATGAAAGAATCTGAAAGGGAATATATTATGTCTCAAATTAAAGGAGTTACTAAAACCTTTGTATGTAACCCTAGAATACCAGCAGACAAAACAGTATGTGATGGCATTTATTCAGCTGTTATGGCTTATAGAAGAGAGATAAACGGCAAAATGAGAATGGCATTTGGCAATGGAGGAGATAGAGTCCAGGGTAACATTCCGGAAGAAGATTACTGTAAGTCAATGGATGTAGATATGGTATGGAATTTAGGCGAAAAGATTCAATCATCATCTTGGTTACTAGAAAAATATCAGAATTCAGCAGTATAGACTACTTTACTAGATATTTATAATAAATTAATTTACTATGAATGGAACTTTATTTTCATCTGACTTTGTTGTCGATGCAGAAGGTAATGAAAGATTATTAGAAATCAATACCGATACTGGCTTTACTCAAGACTTTATTAATAATAATTTATCTTTTACTGATCTATTCTCAGTCTTTAGTTCAAATAATATTACTGAAGTAGTAGTTATTCATAAAGAGTTTCAAAGAGAGTTCGTAAATAAATTAAAGACTGATTTAGAAGCTTTTGATAATACTATAACTTTCACAGTTCAAAAAGAAAATTCAGAATCTATTTATCCAACAGCAGTTGCAGATGCTGCTAATAAGTTTATATTAAGATTAGCTTATAACGAGAATGCATTACTTGATTCTACTTATGCTAAAAATAATTATAATTTATTAAAACTTTTTTACGATAATAGTAACCAAGCATCAGTATCAGAATTTTATTATTCAGGCTCTGATGGAATAGTAAATACTATCCAAGCTTCTGCAAATAGTTCTTCGTTACCTGATTATGTAACTAAACCTATTCAAGTTTGGAATTCAACTAATACTTTTTATAAACAAAATTTTGATACCTTAACTGGAAGTTTAGATTCAAATGATTTTATCCAAAAATATCATCATAATACTTCTGAAGAAGAGAATAATAGTATTACATCTTATAGAGTTTTTTCTATAGCATATGGTTCTAATATTGATGTAGTTTTTTTAGGAATGTATAAACAAATAGCTATATTAGATATTCCTGACTCATTAACTACAAAAAATAATGGAGCATTAGATACTAAACATTATTATGAATTTGCTTCTAACTATCCTAAATTTGATGGAGAAGGAGGTATAACAAGCACTGCTGCTGTTTATTTACCCTCAGGCTCTCAAATTATTTCTAATTTAAGTGTAGGAGATGAAATTAGTTCTTTTCATGTAGAAGGATCCCCAGATGCTGATTCAGATGCTATATTAACAGATTGGAAACATGCCGGTACTGAACTACCCTCAGGTTCTTTTCAAACTTCTTCTTTAGTTGAAGCTGTAAATAATTTAAATGCTAAAAATAATATTTTAGCTAAATTAGTTATGACAAATGATGATGTAGTATATGCTAGTCCTAATACATTATTTTTAACTCATGTAACTGAGTCAAATGAATTAACTTATAAAGGAGCATCTCATATTTACCCAGGGTATTCTTTAATGAAAAACGATGGTGCTAGGATAGAAGTTTCTCAAAGTCTTTTAGAAGTTTACGATAGTCCTCAACAGCTTTATAATTTAGATATAGAAAGTAGAGACGTCTATATAATTAGTAGCTCAGGAGTATTAGTTCACAACTGTTTTACTGCTGGTACTTCTATTACTTTAGCTGATGGTAGTTTAAAGTCTATTGAAAATATAAAGGATTATGACGAAGTGTTATGCTGGAGTCATGCAACAGAGGAACTAATTCCTGGAAAAGTTGAAACAGTATCAAAAAAATTAAGTGATCAAGTTTATACCATTAAGCACGGTAATGAAAAAACAACAGTAACAGCTGAACATCCTTTTTATGTAGTTAATAAAAACGAATACGTTGCAGCGAAAAATTTAAAGGAAGGAGATATTTTTATTACTGATACAGGATCTGAAACTAAAGTCAAAGAAGTAATCATTCCTGAAGATGATAAATTTATAGAAGTTTACAACTTAGGAAATGTATCCCCAGTTCATAATTTTTTTGCTGATGGGGTATTAGTTCATAATTTTAAAGGATTACCTCCTGGAGGTTTATGTTGTTTTGTAGAAGGTACTGAAATTAGTTTAGCTAATGAAGATATAAAAAATATAGAAGATATAGTAATTGGTGATGAAGTATTATCTTGGAACGGAGAAGAGTTGGTAGTAAGTAAAGTAATAGATATCGAACCAACAGTAGTAGGAGATAGAGATTTATATACTATTAATGGAGAAGGAATATGTAATATCGAATTTACACCAGAGCATCCTTTCCTTACTAAACAAGGATGGAAAGCTTTAAAACCAGATGTAGAAGAATTTGGTATATTAGAACCTGGAGATGAGATAAATTGTTGCGGAGAATGGAAAGCTATTTCTTCTATAGATGTAATAGATTCTAAACCAGATCAAAGAGTATTTAACTTTACAGTAAAAGAATATCACAACTATGTTGCCAATGGTATTATAGTTCACAATAAATAATTATGGGAGTATATAGAACACAAAAATTTACTGCTATTAAAGATCAAACATCTACAGCAGTTAGTGCACAAAGACAAAATAATCTTAAGGCTATAGTTAATAATTTTATTACTTATTTTAAAGCTAAACATAGTTAGTAAATTAGTTGCTATTCCGATTATTTTTTCTTATATTTTAATTTAAATGTTATGTTATGAAAGAGTTATATTTTTTAAGATCCTATAAGATCAATCACAGAACAATAGATTCAGTAATGGACGGTTATCATATCGAAGTAGAAGGATATAGATACGAACGTCTTAATGCTAAACCTAGAGGTAGATCCATTGAGAAAAGACTAAGGAGTATGGATGAACAAACTCAACTAGTAATCTATTCTTAATGAAAGATTTAAATTGGTATTATATATTTTTAGGATTTTTAGTTACCATACTAGCCCAAGTAGGTGCATGGTATCAACACAATCTTCAATTTAAGAATCCTAAATATGATGAAACATGGTGGGGTATGTATATCTTAGCTATTCCACTTACTTATGTTTTTATTTTAGCTACTAAATATAATGTAATAGGGTATGGAGGTTCAATCTGGGGAGGTAGATTTGTAGGCTTTGCTTTAGGAATGTTAGTATATGCTGTAATGATACAAATATATTTTAAAGAACCTTTTACGTTAAAGATAGCAGTTCAACTTCTTCTTTGTACATCTATTTTAGCTGTGCAAGCTTTTTGGAAATAAGTTGGAATCCTGCTAATTTTTTCTTATATTTATAGATAAAGGAAGTAATATGTCAGATACAAATAGATACGTAGTAAAAATAGAAGCATACGTTTACGGTAAAAATGATTATCATGCTAGAATGAATGCTCATAAAATGCTTGATAATATAAATGCTAAGAACTTAAATGCTGATGCTGAAATAAAAGAACTAGGTTCTCAACCTTTCGGTACTATGCAATATAGGGAGTTAGAAGATTTTAGCCGTCCATCTAAATTAGATGCAGATGATGATGCTCCATTACCATTTTAATATGATAGAAATAATAAAGTCTATAAGTGGGTATTTAGTAATAGGTTGTGTATGGATAATATGGTTTGAAAGATTCTGTATTAATAATAAGATAGGAGGAGCTTTTTCAAATAAAGAAAGATATTATCAAATGGTATTATGGCCGATTAATTTAGGAGTATTCCTTTTTAGTTGGCTAGAAGAAGTTATAAAACAGATAAAGAATGATGGACATGGCAATAATTAAGAATATAATTCAAGAAACTAAAAATGTAAGAAGGTTTATAATTGAAGATCCTTTGAAGGATAGAATAATATATGAACCAGGACAATTAGTAAATCTTTATTTAAATACTCCTATGGATTCTAAACCTCACGTTAGGAGTTATTCAGTAGCATCAGCTCCTGATGATACCAACGAATTTGAAATAATAGTTACAGATCAACCAGGAGGGTTAATGAGTGATTTTTTATTTAATCAAGTTGATATAGGAAGCGAAATAATATATAAAGGACCTATGGGGATGTTTACCCTTCCGGAAGAGATTGATAGAGATTTATTCTTAGTTTGTACAGGATCAGGAATCAGTCCTTTTAGATCTATGGCTAAGTTCCTTACTAATAATAAAGTAAGTACTAAAAATATACATTTAATATTTGGTTGTAGAACTAAAGAAGACTTACTTTATTATAATGAACTAAAAGAATTAGAAAAAGTAAATCCTAATTTTAAATACCATATTGCGTTGTCTAGAGTTGAAGAAGAAGGTTTTCATAAAGGATATGTTCATGATATCTATCTTCCTTTAATCAAAGACTTAAAAAATAAACCTTTATTCTACCTTTGTGGTTGGAGAAATATGATACTAGATGCTAAAGATAATCTAAGTGAATTAGGTTATAAAATGGTAAAAGATATTAAAATAGAGGTTTATAACTAGGAAAATAACTAGGGAAATAGTTGCTTTTCTGGAAAATTATTCATATATTAAGGTATATTAATAATTAAAAAATAAAGGTTATGTATAAAAATTCAAATTCTGTTATTTCTGGTACTGATAGCAAAAAAGCTAAAAGTGAAAAAAAAGATTGTGTAGTAAAAGCTATTGCTTCTTCTACTAACGTAGATTATGATACTGCTCATAGTTGGGTAAAAGAAAACTTCGAAAGAGAAGATAAAAAAGGAACTAGTAACTGGATGATTTCTAAAAGGTTTAAGAATCAAGATATGGAAATCGGAGGTAAAAAGTTTAAAGTTAGCAAGTGTAAGTCTTGGGAGGTAACAAATACTTATAAACTTTATGGTGAATTGATTAATCGTCAGAAGACAGTTAAATCTTTTAGAAAAGATAAGCCTAAAGGTACTTATATGGTATTAGTTAGTAAGCATGCATTTACTATTAAAGAAGGTACTTTAATAGATAATCATGGAGAAGAGTGGAGACCTACTAGAAAGGTAATCGGAGCTTATAAGTTCTCTCCAGTTAGTAAAGAAGTTCAACTTTCCCTAGATTTTTCTTAGGGAATAGTTGGAAGTCTGAGAAAAAGTTCTTATATTTAAGTATATAAATCAATAATAAAAAAGGTTATGTCAAATCAATTAATTTTCGAAACTCTTAAAGCTAAAGAGGATAAACTGCAAGCTAAATTAGATAAATTACAAGAAAAAAATAGAGAAGTTAGAGATAATAAATCTAAAGCTCTTAACGATACTTTGAGATCTTATTTTGAAGGTACTGAAGGTATTGAAACTAACTTAGTAGATCTTAGGTATGAAAATAGTTATGGTTCTTCTATGGAGATTTCTGCTCAAGGTAATTCATACGAAAAAGAAGTATGGAATGAAGAAAAAGAAGAATATGAAGTTCAAACTAGATTTAGAAGAAATGAAATATGTACTGTAAAAGTAAAAGAGTATAGTAGATATGATAATGACGAAGATACTGGTGATCATTTTGTGGATCTAGGTATTAGTACTTATTCTTCTTCTGATAATTACTCAGAGTTTAATTTAGAAAGAATGTTATTTACTGGTCAAGTTGCTTTAATTATTAAAGACTTTAAAGATGATATCTTAGCTGATATGAATAAAGTTTATAAGCAGCATACTAAATTAACTGATAAGTCTTGGGATAAAGTATCTGCTGTTAAGGCTCAGATCCAAGAAATCGAAGATCAAAGATCTAAATTTAAGCATGATATTTTCATGGAAGATCTTAAAAATGGTATCGAACTTTTAGATGATAAAACTGCTTCGATCCAGGTAAGATACGACTGGCATGTTGGCAGTATTATAGCTGCTAAGATTACTAGAACTTCTTACTCAGGTAAGTCTGTTGACTTAGAAGTTAAAACTAAAGGAAGATCTTGGAATAGCGAAACTGAAAAGTATGAAGATCAGATCTTTACTAAGACTTTAGATAAAGTAAGAGTTTCTAAACTTGAAGATTCATTTTTAAACGGTTATAATAATTTAACTTGGAAAAAAGTATCGTAAGTATAATTAATAAAACTGATTTAGTGATCATGAGCTGTGAGAATGACGAGCAGCTCTTGGTCGCTGAAAGGTATGCAGATCAAGCTGAAAAGTGTATGCTTAGTATGTTTGGATCTGAATTAACTTCTGAAGAAGCTGTTACTTATGCTGATTTTAGAAAGAATAATAAAGATAAGATATCAGCTAAAAGAATAATGTTAAAAAAATAATATGTTAGTAGTCAAAGTAGGTAAAAAAGAAAATATTAATCAAGCGGTTAAACGCTTAAAAAGAAAGGTTAGAAATGTTGGACTAATTAAAGAGATTAGAAAACGCCAACAGTTTGATAAACCTTCAGTTATTAAACGAAAAGCTAAACAAAAAGCTATTCGTAAAGAAAAATGGTTACGAGAAAACGGAGAGTATGTATAGTGATTTAAGTGTAACCGAGGAAGGTATATTAGTAATGTTAGTAACAGCTTTACTCTTATACATGTTAACATACTTAATAGAAAAATAGTTATGATAGAAGTAAAAATAATAGAAGTAGTAATATTAGCTGTAGTATGCGTCCAATTAGGACTTTTACTAGGCTTATCAATAAGAATAAAATAATATGAATAGTTATAAAGTTGAATTTTGGTACAGGTATGACGGAGATACTATGGAACCAACTATAATAGATGTAGAAGCTGAAGATGAGGCTACTGCATTAAGTGTAGCTAAAATAAGAGCACCGAGAGGAGCTAAAGAATTTGAAATAGTAAAATAATATGACAGAAGAAGATTATAAATACCGTCAAGGTAGAAGAAAAAAACAAGTAGAAGGTCACGCTATGATGGCTATGGTAGGATTAATGGGCATAGTTTTAATGCTATTAGTTATTAGTTTTATTACATCATGATAAAGTATCCAGATATAGTAGCCGTTTATAAAACTTCTGATAGAGCCAATGCAAAGAAGTTTATGAAGATCTTTAAAAATACTTTAATTGATAAAGTCTTAGATAGTAGATCAAGAGCAATACCTAAAGGAGCTAAGATAGTAGACTTAGGAGTAGGAAAGGACTTTAAAAAGAAATGGAAAGCTAAACATAAAATTTATACTTTAACTAAATGATTAACGAAGAAGTTATACTTACTGAAAAAGAATGTCGATCTATCATTGAATTAAATGACGGATTCAAAAGAAGTAAGGTACATAATAAGGGATCAAAAAGAATAACTAGTACTAATAGAACTAATTATGAAAGTATAATAGAATCAAAACCTATTGTTGATCTTCTTCTTCCTAAATTATCAAAGTATGATATAATTAGTTTACCTGAGTACTGTAACGTAGCAAGGTATAATGAAGGTGAATGGTTTGCTAAACATGTAGATGCTGGTCCAGCTAATGTAGATAAGAAAAGATTTAAAACTTTAATAGTACAGTTATCTAATCCAGATGATTATGAAGGAGGTGAGTTAGTAATTTGGGATCAAAGTAATAATGAAATAGTATCAAATAAAGCAGTTGGTAATATGATCTTATTTGAATCTAAACTTATGCATCAAGCTAACAAAGTCAAGAGAGGTATAAGATATTCGTTAGTATTCTTTTTAAGAACAGATAACTTTAAAATTAATAAACCTATAATATAAAATTATGATTAAAAGATATATTGGAATAGCTTTTTTATTCCTTAGTTTAAATTTATACTCACAAGCTTATACTGTAACTAAAATAGGCAGCTATTATGAAATTAACTTTGTTGACGAATTTGCTGATCAATGGTTTTTAGATGGTGAACCTATTCTTGTATATGGAGAGTTAAAGCTAAATGAAAAAGAGTATAAGCAACTGATTAAAGATATTAAAAAGACTTTAAAGCAGCCAGAGAAAGAATTAGATAGAGCAAGCTATGCTGTTATCAAATATGGATGGGTTAGGGATAGTGTATGGATTTATAAGAATGAAAAAGCATTCAGCGTTACATTAAACGATATAGAATATTTAAATAGTAAATTATAATATGGATAAGAAGAATACTTACTTTGTAGATATAGATGGAACGATCTTTAAATATAGAAAGTTTGAAACTTATGAGAGTTCTAAAGCCGAAGTTATACCTTCAACCTTAGAGTATCTAATAAGAGTCAAAGAAGAAGGCCATATGATAATACTAACTACAGCTAGACCAGAGGAGCTAAGAATACATACAGTTATGGAGTTAAATACTAACAACGTTCCTTATGATAGATTAGTAATGGGAATAGAAAGAGGTCCAAGATATCTTATTAATGATATGGATCCAAAGATAAAACAAGAAAGAGCTATTGCATTAAACTTAATTAGAGATGAAGGGATATAATAAACTTACAATAAAGCAAAGACTCCGAGGGTGGGGCTTTGATATGGACCAATTGAGGGAGAGTGAGGGGGCGCTTTTCTCCTCTCTCGACCGAAGGTCGCCACGCGCATTTTCAACTAACGTTTCAAATGATCTTCCTAACTACTGCCATTACTCCGGTTTAAGGACGGTAAGGAGTTATATGGAATAAATAAAGGCTGAGGTATAGTAGACTTTGGTTAATACTCTATATCATTTTATATTAGATAATAGGAGAGAGACTATCTAAGCCATATTAGATAAAGGGATAGAAGCTATGCTTACCATAAAGACTATTAATAATAGGGAGTGTATATATTCATATATTAATATACTTATATAAACATATATGTTCTATAGAATAAACAGATAGTAACGTATAAAATATAAGGGTAATAGATCAGGCACCCACCTCCCTCCCTTCTTTTTTTTCTCTATATAGGATATTTTCCAGGCCATACAGGGGAAATAATACGGAAAATAGTTGGATATATGAGATATATTTCGTATATTTAAGTATTAAATAAAGGTTATAATGAAAAGGTTATATAATAAACTCAAGGAGCCTATAGTAAGTTTCTTATTTATAGCACTAGTATTTTACTTATTGTATATCAGCCTATGGATGTTTTGTCCTTGTCCATAAAAGGCCTCTATAGTACTATTAGTCTGATTTAAGACTGATCTACATATGCCATCAATGTGATATAACACTGCCAGTATAGTTCCCTATACGGTACCTCTATGGCTATATCTGCCCAGACCTATCTTCCTCTTTCTCATAACTTTTTACCTATAGGTTTATATATAAATATATATAGATATATAGAGATACTAAGTTTAGCCTATAAAAATACAGGATTTATACGGGATTAATAAAAATAAGTATAAATTATTACCTATAGTACTATCTATTGTGGTACTTATCGTTATACTTACTGGAATAATATTGGTAATCCTTTGGTGATACCTTCAGATCCAATATACTAACAATTACTCTATAATAATATAAGAAGATTTTTGGTAGTTTCCAACGAAAACCATGGAAATTTTCCGAAAAAAAATTTTGTATATAGGGGTTTTTTCTATATTTATATAAAATTATGAAGAAAATCGACCCTCATACCTTATTTTCTCTATTCGAAGCTAATGATGAGCAAGTATACGAAGAGAATAACGTTACAGAAGTACTACAGAATCCTTATGTACTAATGGGCATGGTAGTTAGAGGGGTTGATAACTTTTTCCTATTAGATGCTATATATACCAAGAATCATAGGAAGGAATACCTCAGAACCAAGGATCAAATACAACATAAATATTTTTCAAAGCTTTTTACCTACTTAGAAAGGATAAATTCCGATAAATTTGAGACAAAATACATTATCGGTGAGACTTTTGACAGTGGACAAGTAAATAAATCGTTACATACCATGTTATATTTCTTTGAAAACCTCGAAGAATACGAGAAATGCGCAATAATCAAGAAATATATAGATTTACTTTACGAAAAACCCAATGTTCGGTTACATATTTAGGAATTAAACTCTAAAATATGATTACTTTATTAAAAGTAGTAGGATTATTTATACTATTTTGGTTCGTTATGAACAGGTGGTTTAAATATTTAGATAAATAAAAGGGGAAATAGTTGGAATTCTGCATAATTCTTCTTATATTATGGTATATTTAAAAACGGTTATATGAATTATCAAGAAAAGGTAAAAAAATCCAAGAAATTATTAGATAAAGTTTATTCTCTAAAGGATAAAGAGGATATCTTAGTAGAGTTTGGAGTAGATAGGTTTAGTAAGAAGCCTAGAGAGTTTAGAATTAGAGCTTATAATAATTACAGAGGCGACGGCGTTCACTATAGTATATGGGAAAATAAAGGTATAGGAGGTATGAATATAGAGAAGGTAGGTAAGACTACTATGAAAGGATATACATATGATATGATGTCTCAAAAGACTACTTTTACGTTTCCTTTATATGAAATGAACATAGTAGAACCAAAGTCATGATAGTACCTCAGTATCTCCAGTCTCAACTCTCAGATTTTATTACCCATAGATTTAAAGATATCTCTATAGATAAACACTCTATGGACAAACCAGACTGGAATCTAACGGTTACCGGCAAATACTCTTATATCATGAATATACGTAAAGGTTATCCTATAAGCGTAATGGTATCGGAGATATCTAAACAAAAATATACCGAAGAGGCCTTCTATAATAGAGCCGCTTTAGAATTTGAATTAAACGATAATATAAAGTATGGATAAACTAATAGAAAAAATTTCGTGGCAACTTTGCGCGTTTTGCGCGGCGAGCGCGGTGCTTTTTTCATGTACTATAGAAGAGATCTCCCCTCCCCCTTGCCTTGACGGTGATTGCAACGCCGAAATGATCTTTCCGGTCGAAGCAGATGAGAACGGTTATTACCATATTGAGTTAGATTGGACAGGAGAATACTTACCTTACTTCAACGTTGACGTTTTTGCATCTAAACTTAATAGCCATTATACGTATAACGGAGTTCATAACGTAGAAGCACGTTTCGATAGCGATACTTATTGGATTATAGGAGATACCTTAACGGTAACGGTTAATAACTACAACCCTTTCCAAGGTCCATACGATTATTCCGGCAATCTTCTACCTAATAGCACCACCACAGTAGACTTAACCCAGTTTGCAGGTATGAAAGTTAACATGGTTCAGGGTACTAGCATAAGATTTTCAGATGACCACCACAGATTACGTAGTAGACGTTCAGTAGGACCTATTCCTCCTATGGCTATAGGTGATACTATTACGCTTTATATGGAGGTTTATTGGGATGCAGGTAGTGAATCCGTACTTAAAGACAACTTTTTGGAAAAATTTATTGTAGAATAGTTGATCTTTTGAAAAAAAATCATTATCTTAATTATATATTAAGAATTAAATATAAATAAATACTTAATTATATTAATAATATATGAATAATTTAATAATATAACAAATAATTAATCTAATATGTCATTGCAAGCGGAGAAAATCCATTCGAATTACGAGAAACATCTTAAAATAGTCGATCACTACATTACCGATCGTAAGGATAAATGTAAAAAGCTTATAGAACACCTTGGCGAAGCCTATATTATGGCTCCAGCTAGTGGTAAGTCTTGGCATCATAATGCATTTCCAGGTGGTTATGTAGATCATGTTAATAGAGTAGTAGAGTTTTCACTTAAACAGATGAAACTTTACAAGGAGATGGGAGGTACTATAGACTTTACAGAAGAAGAATTAGTATTTGCAGCTTTATTCCATGATTTAGGTAAAATAGGAGATGGTACTAAAGAGAATTACGTAATACAGACCGATGAATGGAGGAAAAATAAACTATTTGAAAACTATACTTACAATCCAGACTTGGATTTTATGTTAGTTCCTGATAGATCTTTGTTTATACTACAGAAATTTGGTATACCTGTTACGCAGAACGAATTTTTAGGTATAAGATTACATGATGGCGTGTTCGATAAGGCTAATGAAGCCTATTTTTACAGTAACTACCCTACTTCTAGGATGAAAACTAATATCGTATTCATTTTACACTCGGCAGACTTCTTAATGTCTAAGTTAGAATTTGATCTTTGGCGTAATGATGGGGGAAAACTAGTTCCTAAAGAAACTAAACCAAGATACGGTCAAAAGAAACCTATAAAAGCCTCAAAAGGCCTAAATAAAATGTTAAAAAACTTATAAAATGGAAATTTTTTACGTAATTATTGGAATATTAGTTGCCTTTTCGGGAACTTTAGTGTATATTATTAGAAACTTGATGGTAAAAGTAGAGAAATACGAAGATGTTACCTTAGATCAAACACAATATCTTCAGAATATCTCTAATATTATCGGAGAGTCTAAAAAACACTTACAGAATCTTGATGAACGAGGGGTCTTTCAAAGTGATGATGAAGTGGGAGAATTTTTTAAACAGATGACAGCTGTCCAAGAAGAATTGGACAAGTATATGCTCCCGGAAAATTATGGCAAGGAAGAGATCGAAAGCTAACTACTTTACAAAAGAGACAGAAGAATACATAGTTAAATTTAACGAGTCTGAAGATCAAGATTATAGAAAAAAGATCTTTACAGAACACATTTACTACCCTTTTTACAAGCTAGCAGAAAACATTATACATACTTTTAAGTTTTACTACACCGACGTAGAGAAGATAGAAGACTTAAAGCACGAAATAGTATCAGTTATTTACGAGGAAAAGATTATGAAGTTTGATCCTACTAATGGAGCAAAAGCATACTCTTATTTTGGAACTATAGTTAAAAGATGGTTAATAAACTATAATAATAAAAACTATAAAAAACTAAAACAGGTAGGAAATTTTTCCGATATAGAAGACCAATACGAACAGGAATTAAAAGTAGATCATAAAGCTGCTAAAAACTTAAGTGATTTTATCGATAACTGGGTAGAACATGCATATAGCATATTAGAAGAGTTATTTGCTAAAGACTCAGATAAACATATAGCAGATGCAGTATTAACTATTTTTAAAACTAGACACGATCTAGATATATTTAAAAAGAAAGCTCTTTATATATACATAAGAGAAATGACTGATTGTGATACTCCTAATTTAACAAAAGTAATAAACGTATTAAAAGCAGACTTTAGAAAACGCTATCAAAAAGCCTACGATATTGGGCTTTTACGAAATAATTCTGATTAAAACTATTTATTAATAAAGAATTATGAGCATCGATAAAGAAATATTTAAAGGTAAAACTTTATCTGACCTTTTTGGAGAGATTTACGACAACTCTAAAGAAACTAAAGCCCAGGTAAAAGGACTTATAGGAGAGTTAAAACCTCTTATAGAAAATATTGGTGACGCTACACTTTTAGTACCTATGATTAAAGAGTATATGGAGATAGGTGTTAAGAATGATGAGCACCTTATTAAGCTAGCTCAAGTCATTCAAAGACTAGAAGCAACAATAGCTAGAGGCGGCACTGAAGAGTTTGATTTATCTGAACTTCAAGATCTAATAGAAGAACAAGGTCTTATGGATGATGAAGTAAAACAAGTAGGAGAAGGTAAAGGAGATAAAGAAGAAGAGTAAACATGTTATTAGGTAA